CACTCTTTCACTACACGACGCTCTTCCGATCTTAAACAAGCCGTCAAGAGCAAAGACATTCTTGGTTTCACCCATTTTTCTAAAGATAGTAAGAATAGCGTCCATACCTCTTCCGCTCTCGATCATCTTCTTCAAACTTCCGGTAGCGATACCCAGGGATTTTTCTATAGGGCTGGTTCCTTTTCGCAACTCAGTTACCAATTTACCAAAAGCGGTTGCTGCCACTTCTGGCTCCAATGCCATACTATCTACCGCAGAACCAAGGGCGAGAATATCAGGCGTGGTAAGGGCAGCCTGTTCACCAAGGGCGAGCATACGGTTTGAGAAATCCACAATCTTATCACTGGAAGCAGTGGAAGTAGCAGCCAGACGGAAGATTGCAGAACCGGTCTTCAGCATGGCTTTTTCTACACCATACTTGTCAACCAATCCCATCACCTCAGTAATCTTTGCCAAAGACGTGAGCGCTTCCTCACCCAAATCTTCTTTAAGTGCCACATTTACCTGGTCGGCAGCACGGACGAAGCCAGCGAGTGCCATAGTGCCACCCTGTGTTTGAATACCCAGTTTAGCACCAGCATAAGCGATTCGATTTAACTCTTCAAGACTGGTACGGGTATCAATTTTTGCCAACTCACGAGAAAGATTTGCAATTTCGTCCGTAGTAGAAAGCGCAACTTTGCGAATATCCGTCAACTGATCCATAAACTTCATGTTCAGACGGAATAAATCAACAAAGTAAGTCTTTACCTGGTTGAATACCGCAAACAGACCTACGTATGCCGTAAGATTCTTTAAAGCCGTCTGCCAGGCACCACCCTGTTTATGTGCTGCTCCAGTAACATCATCAATCTCCTTTTTCAGGTCTTTGAGTGTCTTCTGCTTATTCTTAAATTCCTCATCACCAGTATTGATTTGGTTCAACTCAACTTGCAACTGCTGATAGGCTTTTTTAAGTTCCTCGATAGAAGCCTTGCCTTTCTTGCTGCGGGCGATGACATCGTTTACATCTACCACATCATCCTCCACCTGCTTGATTTCCTTATCCAGGGCTTGCAACTGCTGCTTTACCTGCTTGGCTGCATCGGAAGACGGGGCCAGCTTGCCGAGTTGCTTATTCAGTTCGGCAGACGCGGCTTTCAAATCATCAAGAGAGGCGGTCTTCATATTGCTAAGAACCTCATTCAGTTTCTCAGCAGACATGGCAGACTTATCGGCATTATCTTTGAACACACTGAGGCGTTCATCCAACATGCCGAGAGCTTCCTTTATTTCCGCTATCTTGATAGTCTCAAAAGGAGAAGTGTTGCCCAATTCCTTCTGAAGATAGCTCTTAGACCATTCCAGGTCGTTTTTAGTCGGATTTCGAAGGGAACCCTCTTTATCCAACAATCCATCCTGTCGAGCCATTTTCTGAGCGGTATCATAGTTACGCTCGAAGGGTGAGTTGCTGGCAACATCTGCCATTCGGGTCTTCACGTTGTCGATTTTCGCAGCCAGATCTTCCCATTCCTTAGAGAATGGTTCCATTGAACCTTTGGCTTCCTGAAGGACTCTGAGCATATCCTGCAAACTCTGCTCAGACTGCTGACCTAATGTCTTCATCCGCTCATTAGTCTCAGTAAGTGAAAGCTCTTCCTTTACCTCCTTCGCCTTGCCCGTGAGTTTAGCCAGGCTCTCCTCTGCATCGGCAATAGAGATAGCGTATTTTTTCCATTCCTCGCTGCCGATATGCGTCTGCGACTGAAGAAGTCTGAGGGTATTGATAGCCTCACGAACCTCACCTTCGGTATGACTATCCATAAAGGTAATGGTGTCCTTGGCATCCTTTTCGGACATTACCTGCTTCACTTCCTTTACCTTACCGGCAAGCGCTGCAAGCCGCTCCTCTGCCTTGGCTATCTCATCAGCATACTGCTTCCACTCGCTGCCACCGATATTACTCTGACCCTGTGCCTGTTTCAGGGTGTTGATGGCAGTCTGGATCTCAGTCTGCGAATGGTTTTTCATCGTGTCGGTAGAGGAAAGCATCTGCCTTGACGATGCTACCTGCTGCTTAAACTGAGCCTGACGCTTGGCAGTAGCTTCGGCAGAAATGGCAGCATTGCGCTTATTCTGCTCGTCGGTAAGCATCTGCATCACCTGCTCCTGCTCCTTGTATTCCTTCGTACCGCGTCGGGTATAGTCCATAAGGTCTTTCTGCTGTGCGATAGCCTTACTAAGCCATTGATCGCTCTGCGTGCCAATGCTTGCCAATCCCTCACGTATCTTCACATACTTGCCTTCGAGTAAGCGTATCTGGTCGCCTACCGTCTTCATCATCGCACGGATGGAATTAGCCTGCTCCAGCTCTGCCTCCGACAAACCTTCGAGCTGACGCTTGCCGTCGCCCAATGCACGGCGCAGATTGCGGAGTGAAGTATTACTGAGCTGGTCCACCACGCTCTGTAAACGCTCATTGGCAGCTATATCCTTAATCTGTGCAGAAGCCAGCAAATCATACTGCTTCTTCAAATCCTTGATGGTGGCATCGAGCGCTTTATATGGATCAGTGTTCGGCTTCAGGTTTTTCAGCTTCGCCTGAGCCGCATCTATCTGGTCGGATATACCCGCTGCTGCCTCCTGCAACTGCTTCAGTACCTGGAGCGGTTGCTGGCCATTGAGCGTGATGATAGCCTCTGTTTTATTCTTTGCCATTGCTTTTTTATTTTTAATGTTTATTTTTGGGGGATATGAGACCGGCGATGGAATCGCTGGGAACGGGGGCGAGAGGGGTTACTCGTCTTTGCCTTCCAAGGCGTTCATTATCTGCAACAAGCCTTGATAGCCGTAGTAATCGGCAAGATGATTCTCGTATCTCGTTTTCAGTCTTCTCACCGTGCGCATGATGGCAGGACGGTGAGATTTACCAGCCCTTCTATCCCATTTGCCGATATATCGGGTTTTGAACTTGGCTTTCTTCGATCGGTCCACCTTATCGGCAGTGATATGGGCTGCAGGGTCACGAGGATCACCCGTCAAACCTACACCAATATCCACATAGCGGAGATAATCGTTATAGCGGATTCCTACCATCAGATTACCCGTCTTTTCGTCGGCTTGATATACCGTACCCTCAAAGGATTTCTTACCCTCGCCCGTAGAGTACCACATGCCGTGTTCCTCGCGGTATTTGTTCACCTTCTCGTAGCCACGATATACCTCTACCGGGTAAATCTTCTGGGTATTGAAGTTAACTTCTATATCGAGAAGGGCTTGTTTCAGATATACGCCTGCCACCTCTTTTAAGGGGGCAAAAGGCGACTTGATGGGTTGAGTTCTGATAGGCATAGCTTATCCCTCCTTTCCGTCTTCTGTTGATGCAGGAATGATATATTTCTGCTCCTTTTCACATTGGAAATTATAGAGCGGACGGATGGTTTGCCAATAGCAATCGGCAAGGAGCCAGCTCGGACCACGGAAAAGAGGGTTTACACCATAGGCAAAACTCTCTATATCGACGGATGATAATTCTATGCCCAATTTAGGCTCTTCCGTCTTGAAGTTTCTGCCAGTGATAGGACAGATACCCGTGCGGCGAAGCTGAGTGAGATAAGAGGCAAGGTCTTCACAATACTCCATCAGATCATCCGATGCAGCCTGCAATTTGCTGCCATCATATCTGCCCAATGTGGCAGAGGAGTCTTTCAGTCGGGTAAGGAAACAGACCTGATAAGTAATCAGGGCTTGCTTATCCGATTTCAGCTCTCCGGAGTTCACTACACGATAGAGCATACAGGGAGAGTGAATGATATTGGCGTTGCGGGAAAAGATATTTTCCTCGTCAATATCACGAATGCGGAAGAAACTCTGTTCTTCCAGCTTCTTGCTTGTCGGGTCATGGGATAAGGGCTTGTATATCGTAGCCCAGTGTTCCAAAACATTTGATATTGTCATAATTCAAAGAGATTTTAACACATTATTAACTGATAGCGTACAGAAATTAAGAGATATTGGCACATTACATGCCCATTACTGGGTCTGCAGGTTTCTGCGGAATCCAGTCGTCATTATCATCTTCTTTCTTCTTATCCTCTTCCGGAGTTGCCTCTTCCTTGTTATCCTCCTCTTCTGTTGCTTCCTTCATCAAGTCTTTCAGCTTTACATTGAAGTGCCTTTCGGTTTTGTCGGCTACAATCTTCTGCATCACTCTTGCCCAGGGTGCCCCATTGCAGGTACTCTCGTTTTCGAGGATGCTCACGAGCTGCACGCCGCAGTAGATGGCGGCAAGATAGTTGGCGAGATGGAGGGGGTTCTGGAAATCGAGTATGACGGTATCTACCATCGTGGCCAAGAATATCGCAAGGATGAGGACGGAGAAATCTTTCACCATCTTTGCCATTTTCTTAGATTTCAGTTTCCCGTCGATTTTGCATCGAGGGTCTTTCTTGATAGCCTCACGATAGCGGGAATAGATGCGGCAGTTGCAGCGCCAAGCCGTGTAGCAGTCGCAGATAAGGGCGAAGAAGCATACGGCGATGTAGTTAAGGGATGGTTCCAGTGTACACCACAACAAGCCAATGATGGCTGCAAGAAACCTGGTAAGGGTTGGAATTAAACTTTGCATTTCTTTTTTCTTTTTAATGTTATCCTATGTTGTCTTAATACTATTGCAAAGGTATCGGTTTTTTATTGAGAGATAGGGACAAAAGGGATTGAGAGACCTGCGATGGAATCGCAGGGGACGGGGGCGAGAGGGGTGTTATTTCGAGATGAGGGGTTCGGGGGTTGTCCCAACCATTTAGGGGAGATTTCGTAATTTTGTGGGCAGATATAGAAATTTAAAAGGCGCAAAATGATAAACGAGCAATTACAGAAAAAGATAGATCAGTCTATTCGCCTCCTGCAAAGCGTACAGAAAAGGTACGATGGAGAGATAGAACTGGCTTATTCGGGCGGCAAGGATAGTGATGTGATCCTGCAGCTTGCAAAGGAAGCCGGTATCAGATACAGGGCGATATACAAGAACACCACCATCGACCCACCTGGCACTATCGCCCACGTGAAGGAGATGGGCGTGGAAATTCTCAGACCTAAAGAGAATTTCTTTCAGCTTATCGCAAAACACGGTTTCCCTTCACGATCCTATCGCTTCTGTTGCAAAGCTCTAAAAGAATATAAGGTTCTAAGTAAAAACGTTATCGGTGTACGCAGAGCTGAAAGCAAAGAACGGAAGTCGAGATATAACGAGCCTACCGAATGCCGATATTATGGCGCAAAGAAAGAGGAAAATCATGCAGAATTGATTTACCCTATTTTGGAGTGGACCAATGAAGACGTGAGAGATTTCATTCTCGACAGAGGATTGAAGTTGGCACCAGTATATTATGATACGGGGGGGGCAAATCGACGTTACCCGAAGACTCGGCTGCATGTGCTGCCCGCTGGCCTCAAGACGCAAGCGCCTTATCGAGTTTCAGAAGCATCCCCGCATAGCGAAGGCTTACCTGCGTGCCGGACAGAAATATATAGACGCGCATCCTAATTCTTCGGTAACGAGAAGATACAATAGCGTTTATGAATGGTTTACGCATAATGCGTTTTATCCAAGCAGTAAAGAATGGGAAAAAGTGAACGGACCGCTATTCGGCAAGCCCGATTACAAGACGTTCTTGGAAGGTCAGTTTGGTATCGACCTTACCATATAGCGTTTCGGGGTTCGGGGTTTTGAACACGAATAATACGAATTTCGTTTTTCGATGCTCCACCAATTATACATTTTATACATTAAACATTAATAAGGAATGAGCCAATTAACACAGAACACCCTGCAGAGGATAGACAAATGGCTATCCAATGGTCTCAGCATGGAGACGATGTTCCCCAAACTGGAACAGCGGTACCGCATGCAGATTTGTGCCGAGTTCTACAAGCGATGGGTGCAGAACAACGATATAGACCCGCGTACCACCTGCCGCAATATCGCACGGCGCGATTATACGCTCTTCGTGAACCAGGCAGGGCAGGGTAACAAAGAGGCGCAGGAAATGGTGATGGCGCTGCATATTGATATTGACGATGAAGGCAATATCAAACCCCGAACGGTTACGGAACTGAATAATGATGTGGCGGTATGCAACCACATTATCCGTTTTTTCCAGACCGATGAAAGCCCTCGCCACAAGGCGATGTATCTGAGCAGCGCTGAATGGCTCATCCGCACGGGCAAGCAGCAGAACAACGACCGCGCGGTGGATAAGGGTATGCAAGCCCTGGCTAATGTATATGGCAACTTCGTAGAGGATAAGGACGCTACGGATGAGATGCCGGATATGAGCCGCATTGCCATTACGCAGGATGTAAGCATCGTGAAACACGACCGCATCAACTATACCGATGAGTATAAGCGCAAGATGGCTCGCAAGTACGGTCTTACGGTGAAGGATATGCAGCAGATAGCCGATGAGGAAAGTCTGAATGCTACTCCGGAGAAAGCTCCTGATTACTTCGACTACATGGAAGAGGTGATGGAAGAGAAGAAGGCTGACAAACAGGCTAAAGAAATGAAGGAGGAACCAGCCGATGAGTAAGCGATACGGAAATCATCATCCCAACAAGATACCTCCCTTCCGTCCTGATCCGGAACACTGGACGAGGAAAAGCAGCCACGGCTGGAAAGCCAAGGTTGCCTACGAGAGCGAGGATGAAGCCTGCGAGTTTCTGAAACTGCACCCTAAAATCATGGCTGCCGGATATACGGCATACCAGTGCAAGGTGTGTTCAAAATGGCACGTGGGGAAGTTGAGATAGTTAATAATTTATAGTTAATAGTTTATAGACTTTATGGCAAAAGACAAAACACTTGAAATCGTTTCACTTCAATGCCCTACTTGTGGTGGGGGTATTGTTTGGTGCGGAGAGAACGACGTACCAGATGGTCGAGTAGAAAATACATATCGCTGTGACCGATGCGGTACCACATTCACTAGCTTGGAACCAACCGAAGAAGATAAGTTTAACGATTATGCCGATTATTGGAACGGAAATGGTGACGACCTACTGGAATGCAATAGGATATACAATGAGGATTGCTTGAAGGGGATCAAGAAGATTGGCAAGGATTCAATCTCGCTGATAATAACCGACCCGCCATACGCAATTTCTCGGGATTCTAACTATGCTAAGTCTAAACCAACAGGAAAAGACACCGACAGATTTCGTATATCCATTGATTTTGGGGAATGGGATCAACCTGACGCTTTTGATATAAAAAAGATGATTAAGGAATCATATCGATGTTTAAAGGATGGCGGATATATCGTCTGCTTTTACGATTTGTGGAAAATCAATATCGTAAAAGAAGCGATGGAGGAAGCGGGCTTTAGTCAGCTACGATTGATAGAGTGGCAGAAGACAAACCCCGTTCCTATTAATAGTAAGATTAACTATCTCACGAACGCCAAGGAATTTGCCGTTTGTGCCGTAAAAGGTTCGTCTCCTATATTCAAAAGCGAGTACGATAATGGCGTATATTCTTACCCTATCTGCCATGAAAAGGATAGATTTCACCCTACCCAGAAGCCGGTAGATTTGATTCGGGAAATCATAGCCAAGCATTCTAATGAAGGTGATTTGGTTCTCGATAACTGCATGGGCAGCGGCACTACTGCTATCGCCTGCATCAGAGAAAAGAGGAATTTTATCGGCTTTGAGGTGAACAAAGAATATTACGACAAGGCTTACAAGCGTATTCAGCTTGAAATGGCGCAGCCGAGCCTATTCTAAAACATATAATTACAATGGAATTAAATAAGATTTATAATGAGGATTGCCTGGTAGGAATGAAAAAGATTCCGGACGCAAGCGTGGATTGCATTATCTGCGATTTGCCGTATGGCGTTCTCAATAAAAAGAGTGAGGGCGGTGGCTGGGATAGCATTATCCCGCTTGAGCCATTATGGAAGGAATATCTGCGCATAACCAAACCCAATGCAGCGATTATTCTTTTCTGCCAGGGTATGTTTACCGCACAACTTATGATGTCACAGCCGAAACTCTGGAAATATAATCTTATTTGGAGCAAACAGCGGGTAACAGGCTTTCTGAATGCCAACAAAATGCCTCTACGCTCGCATGAGGATATAGCAGTATTCTATCGGAAACAACCTATCTACAATCCTCAGATGGTAAAATGTATGCCACATCAAAGGAATCATCGAAGGGGCGACGGTTCGCATAGTTTGAAGCGAGGTTGTTATGGCGATCATAAAGAAGTGCCTACTATCGTATCAGATGAAAAATTCCCAAAGAGCATTATCTGCTTTGACAAGGAACATTCTGCCGATACCTTCCACCCTACGCAAAAGCCAGTCGCTCTTATCCAGTATCTTATATGTACTTATACTAATGTGGGGGGGTGCGTTCTTGATAACTGCATGGGCAGCGGCACTACCGCCATCGCCTGCATCAGAGAAAAGAGAAACTTCATCGGCTTTGAGCTGAACAAAGAATATTACGACAAGGCTTGCAAGCGCATTCAGCTTGAAATGATGCAGCCTTCTCTGTTTTAAAATCAACATACTTTCAGGATAACATTTTTATTATTATGCAACAACCACATTTGATATACCTAACCAAATTCCAGCAGCAATCTCTGTATATGGCTGCGAAGGATGAAAGGGTGATTGCCGCAAGACGTGTGGGTAAAACCGACGGTCTTGTGGCTCCTTACGTCTGGATGGCTTCTAACTCTATGCCCGGTATGCTGGGAGCCTGGGTAGCCGTATCACGGCAGCAGGGATTCGGCAAAACTATTCCTGGTACCATGGCTGCCATGGAGAGAATGTTCGGCTTTACGCAGGGCATTCATTTCGGTTGGGGACGACCACCGAAGCACGCCCGTGAGGCTATCTTTAAGCCGAAAAGCTATGACAATATCATTTGGTTTGCGAATGGTGCCCAGTGGGTGCTCATCTCCCTCTCGCAGACCGCAAGCGCCAACAGCTACACTTTTTCAGCCATGGTAGGTGACGAGGCGAGATTCTTCCCATACAAGAAAGTGACCGATGAGTTGATGCCGGCGTTATCAGGCCAGACTCACCCTTTGGGTAACATCAACTTTACTGATTACAATCCGCTCTATAAATCGACGAGATTCCTATCTGATGCTTCACTTACTACCAAGGGCAGTTGGCTGGAGCGCGAGGAGGAGAAACTTGACCTTACGATAGAATCAGGTAAATTTCAAGGCAAGACTTACCGATGGGTGCAGGAGCAGTTGGAAGACTATGCCAACAAGATTATCCGCTATAACGACCTTATCTATAATGCCAAGAAGACCGGGCATACTCCCCATGCCGTGCCACCCGATTTGAGATTGATGATACGTGCCATCGCCCTCAAGATGATTAAGCACGAGGGGCAGTTTAAGATTCTGCCTAACCACGGCAACCAGCTCACAAAGAACATGGTGGATATGGCGGTAAACTATAAGCTGGTGGATGCAGACGATGCAGAACTCATCTATGATTACGAATATCTGTTTACGGAAGAAGAATGGTGGGAGATGCAGATGTTTGACAAGGCGGATAAGTTTCGAGACGACTATCTGAGAGAGCTTCGCCGTTCGGCATTCCTCGTTAGGCGTGCTTCTACCCTCGACAATGTGGACTTACTTAGTGAAGACTACATCCGAACCATGAAACGAGATTTGCCTAATTACACCTTCATGGTCAGTATTTTGAACGTAAAAATCAAGAAATCGAACGATGGTTTCTATTCTAATCTGGATATAGATCATGTTCACGGTTACACCTGCGATGAGATAGACCCCCTTTCACAAGCCAACTGGAGCACTCAAAAGACTACGGGCATCATCGGTGGCAAGAAGATCACATCAGAAAGCTATCAGCCGGACTTTAAGGAACTGTCCGAGAGAAACGACTGCCGTATGGATAGCGACTGCATAAACGACCTTCCTCTTTATCTCGCATTTGATTATAATGCCAATATCAATACCCTGGTGGTAGGTCAGGTATATCAGCGTGACGGAGTAGAGGCAGTAAATGTTATCAAGAGTTTCTACGTGAAGAACGAGCGGAAGCTGAGAGAGTTGGTAGATGATTTCTCGCATTACTATGCTCCGAAGAGAGCCGTGAACCGTGATGTGGTTTACTTCTATGATGCCACCGCCAAGCAGGGTGCATCGTATGCACTGACTGATGAGAGATTCTATCAGGCAGTGATTAAGGAGTTGGAGCGTAATGGCTGGAATGTAACGGCGATAGATATGGGTGTGCCCGAAAAGCACGAGGTGAAGCATCGCATCATCAATAATGGTCTTGCCGGCATAGAATATCCTGCCATCCGTATCAATCAGACTCAAAACCCTGATTTGATTATCGCCATGCAGCTCTGTGAGGTGAGCATCGGCTATCAGGGATTCCGCAAGGATAAGAGCCAGGAGAAAAAAGCGGAGACGGAAGACAACCTGCCGTTGCAGCAGAGAACAGACTTCACTGATGCCTTCGACTCCTTATATCTGGGATGCAAGTTCTGGAGAGGAAATATCGGCTGGTTCGTGCTGCCGGACGGAAGGAACGTTTAAGAACAAAGGGGTGGGTGTCATCGCGACAGCCGCCCCTCTTCTTTATACAAAACCAATTATTTGTAAAAATACGAAAAACTCCATTATTACACGTTTGACCTTGACTAAAGAAACCTCCCGCGTTATCACAACGAAGGAGGACTTAGGTAAACAAAATACATTATAATAAATGAAAACAATCTTAAAACAAGATTAAAAACACTTATATATATTATTTAGAAGAATGAAAAATTCCTAATTCTCTTGATGGCTCTTGGAATACCATTTGTCGAAGGCTGCAATGCAGCCATCCTTCTTGTCTCTGCTCAGCGCATCCCATCGCTCCTGCCACTTGATTTCTTGGGTGTAGGCAGAAATGAAGCAGATGGAGCTGATAGGAATCACCATCTGCGTATAGTCTGTCTCTGGATCCGTGTATGTAACTCCTATCACCGTATCCTTCGACGTAGCATCAATCTCATCGCCTATATATGAATCCTGCACCAAAGTCTCAAAGGCTTGATTGTGGAGAATGATGTATCTGCCATTATTAAAATGGATTTCAATAATGACCTCATAGAAATCACCCGATTCCTGATTCAGACTCTTTATCTGCTCTTCGAGCGATCTATACTCCTCTACATCAAAACCAGGTGCGCTATTTTGCATCCATTCTGCAAGGTCTTTCAACTCCAAAAGGAGTTCATATTGTTCCTGTTCTGTCATATTCTCTATAAATCTTATTTTCTGTTTGCAAAGTTACGAAATTATTTTTGAGTGGTGGGGACAAGTCGCCTCAAAGCTTCTTTACCAGCAGCAGCGGACCAACTATACCGCAAGCCGTCACCACATAGCCAAGGCGCTTATACCACTGGAGAACGAAAGACCCGCTCTCCTTATCATATTCCAACTGCACAGACTTGCATCCCAATTTCTTAGCTTCTCTCTCCGCAGTCTCCATCAGAAGGCGTGCCACACTCTGCTTGCGATATTTCTCATCCACCCAAAGGTTATAGATGGCGCAATCGGCATGCTGGTAATATTTATCCTTATAAGGTCCAGGCTTCGGTACCTCCACCTGTACGGTGCCGTGATTGATTTCATCTACGACAATGATTTTCTTGTCGCATTTCCAATCTTGAATCTGTATCATCATAATACTTAATTAATGATTAAATGTATTATTTCTTATTAGTCATATCATTAAAATGCGTCTTTAGTATCACAATCTTTTCTAAGATTGTTATAAAAATCCTTTGGGCACATGCAGTCCCAAAAGTTATCTGCTGGCTCATTGTATCTGTTGCCAAAGAAATCACAGGCACAGTTAACGCTTGTCTGGTTGAAAGCGATTGCCTCTATGTCATTTATGCTGTGAGCCTTAATAAAGGCACTCAATTTCTTATATTGTTGTGGATATATACCTCCACACTCATCAGCGACAACCTTTAAGCATTCAAGGTAAACTGGTATATCTTCGCCTAGAACCTTTGCAAAATCAAAGGTAGATCTAAATACCATCATTTCCTCATAAGTTAAGCGGAAATCTTTCTGTAGGTCCTCAATCTCCTTTCTAGATGAAGCATAGATCCAGCGGCTTACATATTCACCTTTTGCCTGTTTTTCCTTCACCCCATCCAGTTCCAGCGGTTTCCCATCAGCTCCTACCGGTACGTAAGACGGAAGGTATTTCTTTTCCAGATACATCCAGAGGTGAGGCATTCCACCCCAAGCGTTGGGAACCTCTATAGCGAGTTTCCAGCACTTCTTTTTCTTCATTTTAACATATATCTCAAACATGATCTATTGCTTTAAAATGTTTAGTTAACAATCAAATGAATCTTGTCTTCAAAATCCGTAACAATATTTATTGGACGGAAAGAACGATTAAGATATTCTTCGGGTACGTCATCTAATGTACTCTGCCATACAGGTTCTAAGCACATATCCGGCATAACTACATCTATACTTACCCGACAATATTTATCGAGAACGGTACCAACAAGATCACCTATCTTTAATGATGACGGATGCAAACGACATTCTTCCTTTTTATCTTTTACAGGTGGTATTTTTGCTATTTTTGCACCAATAAGATAAGGAGTCACAACGCTCTTATGCTTTGAACAGTCCTCTGTAAAACCATCATATTTGATAGTAAAAGCATTTACTTTTCCTATTAAGTCAAGAGGCATAGCCTGAATAACTTCAGCAAGACTAGGCTTAAAAAGCTCTTTTGCACCGAATGTATGCTCTGCCTCAAAGGAAAGGAACGTTTGCTTTACTTCCTTCTGATGATTATAATCAAAAGACGGGTCTTCCCATACGCAAGACTGATGAAAAACATCTACTCTTGGATATTCCAAAAGCACATATTCATCCGGCTTCTTGGGGTCACGTCTAAAACAGATAACACCGATGCCTTTAGCTATCTTCTCTATCTGTTCCTTCGTAAATTCAATCTTTTCCATAATCTATAAATCTTTTAATTATTAAAATGCGTCCTTAATATCACACCCGGCTACTGCCTTGTATTCTGCCTTGAGGAAAGCAATTTCATCTTTCAGGCGCTTGATTTCTGCGGTAGGCTGGTGGCGTTCCATATTCAGCTTCCAGTTGCGGTAGGCATAATAGAACTTATCGCATAGCTTCAGTTCCTCATTGGTGTACTTATGCTGATGCAGGGTGAGTACCCGCTTCACTTCTTTCAACTTGCCATCCTCTGCGAGTACTAGTAGCCCCGCATAATCGGGAAGGAGGGGAAGTACTTTTCCACTAAGGTACCAAGGTACGCAATAGTAGAAGTAGTTCGGGCGGCGATGCTCTCTTTTTGCTACCTCCTGACCTTTGATGTAGATATTCCAAGCCTTGCCAGTCTTCTCTATATGATAGCCAGGGTATGACTCATATTTCGACAAGGCTTTCTCGTCTGTTTCTCTACGCACGAAAGTAAGAGGATGCCACTCTCCAGTCTTCAACAGTTCATGCTTCTGCCACTTATGCGTGAAATCGTTCTTGAAATCGGCGAAGGAGATTTTGCACTCCACCTCATACCAATATCCGCTTCGGGTCTTGATGAGCATATCACTCTCCCAGTCGAACACATAAAGGTTTTCTACGATATACTTAGGGTTCGATTTCCAGCCGCGCAAATGCTGCTGAAGAAGCTGCTCTGATACCTGCTCCTTGGTAAGGAGCGGTATCTGTTTACTCTTTGTTCCCATCTAACTTTTTCATTTTTCTACAACTATTTTTTATTACTTTTTTCATGTCGCCATGAGATAGTCAACTTACACTCACCATCTACCCCACACCAGGTTTCATAACCGATTTCATCAAGATATAACCTTACGTTATCTCTATCTTCGGAACTCTCGAAAGTTACAGTATCTTCGTACTTTAACTCTTCACAAGCACGACAGATGATTGCATCTACTAATTCGAGCTGGTCTTTATATATCTCCTTGATAGCGTTAAGGGTTCTCCTTCTTGCCTCTTCTGCTGTTGTCATAATCTAAGCTTTATAACCCTTACTTATGAATACGGATGAGACTAGGGATGCAGCAATCGTAAGTTTTATACCCTGGTTCCACGTAGCTGACTTCTGGGTTTGTATTACGTATCGCGTTTATTTCATCCAGGGAGTAAGAACCCAAGCTGTATTGAGTGAAACCTATGTAAAGGAGAGAACCTTCATTGTCATAACCAGCAAGACGGCCGAGAAAATTTCCCTTCGCCTTACCAGCCGTAATCAGAACTTGACGACCGTGATAGAGATGATAAATCTCTTTAACCGTCAATCCGGAAATATCCTCAAACTCGGAATCGCCAAGCGCAGGCGTATTCTTCTGCTCCGTCCTCTCCTCGATAGGCTCTACCTCCATCTTGATATGCAGCAGTTCACGTTCCTCACGTTCCTCTCGTTCTTTCCTGCTTTTTAGAACGAATAGCTTTGCCTTCCTCCAGCTATCTGCACAGCCAAGGAACAAGAGGCCTACGGAGAAACCAGCCAGCACTACGATGGTTGCCTCTAGGCAGCAATCGTATATCTCCTGTGACAGAACGCAAGGATGGGAATAGATGTTCTTCAGCTTGCCGAGACCATAAATAAGAACAACGGCAAGAACGGGTACCAAAAATGCCAACAGATTTACACCGATAATCTGGGCGTAATACTTCATTTTACTTTTCATAATTTTATTCTTTACTTTTTGTTGTATAAATTTCTCTTATCTCATCGAGTTTTGCGATGCACATATCTCTGTATGTATCCTCGAAGTTTTCAGCTTGTTTATACATGCTATCCTTCACCATAAAACGGCAAGGGAGGTCGCGTGCCAGAAACTTAACCGCAGTAATGAAACCGAAGAACTCGTTAGGATCATATCTATCTTTTTTGATAGGCGACTGGGCACCGAGACGTATCTCATCCGTAATCTTGTATGTTTTCTTGACTACTTCCGATGCGGTATGAATGCTCGTTATCGGCTCTAGAGATACGAAGGTCTTAACCATGTATTTATCGTGCAACTCACGCAAGGCTTCGATACGTTCCTCAGTAGAAGGAGCGCCAGGCTCCAACTTATCTTTGCCGGTGATAGTAAAACCGATGGTGAGAAGACGGGCTATATCCTTATAATCTGTTGTAAGGTCTCGAAGTGTTCTCTTCCACAAAACCGTCTGCACCCAATGCACGTTTTTTGTTAATATCGTGACTGGAATACGATCGAATAGCAAATGTAAAACTACCTGCTGCAGGATAAGCATATCTGCTTCTATATCGAATGGGTCGCAAGTGAAGGAGAAAAAGATGCCGCCATCCTGACGTATTCTATCTATTCCTATCTTCTCTAAATCCTTCGAGACAAGGCCAAGAACAGCAACGAGGCCTTCATAACCTACAACACCTTTCTTAATAGCATCGTGTGCAGTCATATTGTTCTTCTTCAGATATTCATTGAGCTGCTTATCTCGCTGCTTGATGACAGGTGCTGCCAGTTCCGGCTTATCGCCGAAGACGTGACTCAACACTCCTCTGCGGTTATAACAATACGTGCAGCCGTTAGAGCAACCATGATATAGATTGATTGCCCACTTAGCATATTCACCGGCCGCACCCTGCGGCTGGTAAATCAATGCTCCCTTAACAGGAGTTTCTTCTTTATTTTGCATAATCTTCTTCTTTTATTTTTTCACTAATAATAATATCGCCGTCTGAGTCAATATCAACATCACACCTTTCTGTTTTATGCCAACCATACAAGTATTGAATGGTTAAAACCTTATCTCCCCTAGAATGACGAAAAGAAGGATTTGTTAACAGGCGTATTTTGCTAATCGCTGGTTCGAATAAGCGAAAACAAATGCAGTCCTGAGTTTGATCCTCCTTCTTAGGAGCTGAAATATGCCTTATCCATGGGCCGTCATCGATCCATGCAACTAGATAGATAAAAGCATCGTCACTCGCCTTCTGAAAGGCAGGGCTAGATAACAACTCTTGCTTTGTCATACGCTACATTTTTTTAACTTTTGCATTTTATTGTTCAGACGCTACCTTTACAGACCTTCTTCTTACTTCCTTAATCTCTATATCGCCGTTTCTTTTAAGTCTTACATAACAATCTCCAGTTGGATAGTACCAGCCAGCATATATAACAGAAAGGATGTACCAGTCTTCTGCCTTCAAGAAGTTTTCATTCGAGAGCAAATCTTTTTTCGTTATCGGATTTCCTCGCCTGCCAAAATGAATAAGACCATTTTCGTGAGAGACGGTTAGCGGAGTTGAAAGACGGCTACAGAAAAGTTTGGATCCTCGATAAGGAAGCGGCAAGAAAAAAAACTTCGCTTCGTCTCCCGCTTTCTGAAAAGCACGAGACTCCAGTAATTCTTGCTTTATCATACGCTATTCTTTTTTATCTTCTGGCTTTTCTATCAAAAATCCGATGCCAGCGTGGATATTACCAAGCTTATACCACTTCTGGCTGAGAGTCATCACGTAGCTGCTGAAAGCATTCTCTTCAATATCCAACTCGAAGGCTTCGTCAGTATCAGGCTCACCGTGTCTGATATAACCTTTACCTGGGGTATAAATGAGACGATAGTAAACGCCATCTTTACAGAGATACAGACCGCTGTTCTCGCAATCAGAACTCCACCATTTCGGCTTACTCACATAGCAAAGCATTACATCGCCATCGTAGATAGGAATATATGATTTCTTGCCCTTATTCTCGCCTACGTAATCTTTGGCATCAACATTATCTACCTGGCGGGCGGTAGCCGTTAGCGTATAGCCGTTCTTTATCATTTCGGCTATATCAAGATATGCAACCTGCCATTGTAAATTAAACTCCTGCTGAAAACGCTCAGCACCTCTTTTAAAGAATGCAAGGATATTCGGCTTTCTATCCTCGCAATTAGCTGCGGTATCTTCGATGAGAGAGTTGAAGACTTGGATCTTGCTAGCTTCCAACGCCATGTTTATCATGGAATAAAGATACCCGTCCTTCTTATCTTTGATACTCCAATACTGGCCCGAAGCTATCTTACGCAGATCACCGTACATATCCATCGCTTCACGCTCCTGAATATTATGCAGATGACAGACAAACTTGTATTGGTCGGGATGAACGCATTCAACCATATTACTAAACTTTAGCATATTCTTGATGATGCTTACATATTCTTCTATTTCCATACGCTATTTTTGTTTATTTTCTAAATCCTCACTCTGTTCAAAGTTCTCGTTCCAACAGATAATAGTACCTTTTTCAGGTATTCTACATACGAAACCTGGGCAGCACCAGCATTCAGTGGAATCTGTTCTGACAGGGCTATCGTTTACTTCATCTTTTTCTCCGTGAGGGCACGGGATGTTCTTAGGGTACTCCGTAGCTACGACTTTCACCGCATCATAAATAGAGTGAAGTCTGTAATTTAAAGCGCTGATCCTTTCATGCAGCTTACTATTTGCTTTTTCTAAAGCGTTGTTGCGTTTATACTGATAAAAATAGTTATCATCCTTCAATCGTTCGTACTGCTTACGGAAGCGATGGTTAGTGTACTTACGAAAGAACTTAGACTTACTACCCGATTCTATGATAAGGTCAAAGATAAAGCCCGCAATCTTCTCCTTTACCTGATTCATATTTATCTTCATACGATCATCCTTCTTTGCTACTATTAATAAGATCCTCATATTCACCAATCGTGATTTCTGTGAAATCGGAGTTGCATTTCTCTGCTCGGATGCCATCATCGAAGAAGGCAAAAATACGGTCTTTGCAGCGGAGAAGCTGAGTGATGGAGATAGAGTTACCTTGAGAACCCCCTATGCCCAACTCCTTCAATATCTTGAAATGATTGGTTACTCCTTTATAAGAGGCAAGTACGGCGGCGATAGCCTTACCCTGCTTGTATCGCTTGTTAGGCGCTACAGCTACATAATAGCCATCCTCCAGTTTCTTGCCATCGCATTTCTTCCATACCTTTTTATCCAGCGTTTCGTATCGCTCGGACGGTACCCAGATAGCGGTTATATAATACTCTCGCAGCAGACTGCGGTTAGGCTGATAGCCTTGCCACTTATCAAACTCGAAGCCTACAGCTTCTTCCACTCTCTTCATGTAAGCTTGATACTCTTTTTCTTCAGCTTCGAGAACACCTTTAATGTATTCGCAAGCTTTTGATCCTTGTTTAGCTTCGTATAACATAAGCTATTTTTTTGTTTCTAAAAACATGTATTATTTACTCACCATTTTATCATACTCCTCCTGAGTGATTGTGCCTTTATTCAAAAGGTTCATCAGGTAGAAGCGGGCCACGGTACCCAGGGCGATTTTCATTCCCTGATATACCATACCGATGGAATCATCATCGGTGAGGATGTTCAGGTCAGACTCCTTGCCATCCTTCTCGCAAGTTACCTTGACGGTAAACTTGTCATCCTTCATCTCGTGATAGGAAAGGTTGAGCTGCAAAATCTGCTTGCCAAGCTCCTCTTCTTCTGATTCATTCTCTGCATTCTGCTGCTTTGTTTTTTCTGCCATAATCTTTAATATTTTTATTTGTTTTAACAACTATCAACTAATCTTTTTTGCTTTATACGCTACTTCTCAGTTTCTTTCTGTTGAACATCTTCTTTCTTATCCTCCACATACTTCTTGCCACAGAAGGGGCAATACTCGGGGAGAATATTTACCTGGTTCCACTTTTCGCAGAAAGAACCATCTTTCTTCTGTTTATGGAATAAACCATAAACATTCACCATCGCAATGCCCGATGGAATACCGATACTTGTATCAAGGCAACCACTCTCGTTGGTCTTCTCCTTAACCATTTTCTCAACTCTGCTAATACAATTACATGCCATAATCTTTAATATTTTAATTATTTTAATATCTATCAACTAATCTTTTGTGCATCATATAGTAATGGAATGGGCGAGGGTCGTTTGGCTCGTCTTGGTGATAACCCATTCCGGTAAGCCACTTGTCTGTCCAAGTACCAGTTTCCGGCTTAATATCCCAATTTACAAACAGAATATGTACGCCGTAACCTTCTGATCCAGCCTCTAAGGTTTTTATCATTAGAGCGCCAATGCCTTTCTGCCGATCTTCCTCACTAACGATGAAGCTATTAATGTAGCCACACACCGGGTCCTTCCTTATCGGATCATAGGCAGGATCAAATTCCATTAAGGCGAAAGCGGTACCAGTTAGATTTGTAAGGGTAAGAACATTTTCTTTCCAAGAACCATCGTGAGCGTTCAAACATTTAATCTCTTTAAGATATGATATAAAAACGAACTCCGGCTCTCTAGCTTCCTCGTCAAATAGAATTGCAGTTTTACATTCTGCCTCATGAATGAGATTATCCACAATTCCATCAAGATAATTTTTCTCAGTCGCCTTCAGAAAGGCATTTAATCTCGCAGCCAAAGCTGCACGCTCTTCTTCTTTCATACGCTATTTTCTTTTATCACTATTAATAAAATCCTAATATCCTTCTATCTCGACTTTCTTGAAATCAAGATTACACTCTTCGACTCGGGCACGGTCATCAAAAGAAACGAAAATGCAGTCCTTACGACGAAAGATCATAATTTTATTACCAAAAGGACCAACATGAGACACATCTATTCCCAATTCCTTTATTATCTCATCTTTTCCGATGAGAGATTTATAGGAGTCGAGTACGCTAACTAACAGCCTTCCTTGCTTATAGCGCTTATTGGGCACTATAGCTACATATCGGCCATCCTCTCGTTTATCCCAATTCATTACTCGCCATGCCTTGTTATCTAGTGTTTCGTATTGTTTAAAAGACACCCAGATATAGGATATTTCGATTTTTCGATCATTGCTGTCGTTAGCTAGACAACATAGGTAATCATCGAACTCGAAACCCACAGCTTCTTTTACTCTCTCCATATAAGCCTGACGCTCCCTTTTCTCCGCATCAAGAATACCCTTAATGTATTCGTAAGTTTTTGTTCCTTGTTTTGCTTCGTAAAACATATCTTCTTCGTTTTTTAGTTCTTACTCTTAATCTGCGACGGAATAGCAGAGGATGAGGGCGAGATGGAGGCGGCGGTGGCTGGATTTTCGACGGCTTTATAGGCTCATGCCCACCTTCAAACATTCCGGAAACCAACACCAGGAAGAATATCGTGAACACCCAAAGAACGGTTACGATTATCTTTTCCTCCATTGATAACTCTAACGTCATTTCTTCCTTCTCCTGTTACGTTTATTCTGTAGATACTGCCCAAAGTCTTTTGGAATAGAAATCATCATCTCCATAGGCTCCGGATGCTTATAAATACTCAGAGGGTAATCTCTATAAATTATTTCCATACGCTAACTAAAATTTATGATCTTTACAGACATCAAAACATGAAGTCTTGCATTTTCGTTTCATACACCAGGCACTCGCGCGATGATCATCATCAACATCATACCAATAGCAGTTGCCGCAAAATTGATATACTTCATCATGCATACGCTTATCTGTTTAAATGATTATCACAAACCAAATCACATGACGTTTCTTCCTGATTGTCGATGCACCAGCCTTGGCCGTAAGCATCTTCGTTGTCGAACCAGAAGCAGTTACCGCAACATTTATTTTCTTTCTTTGCCATAAGCTACTTTTGATTCTGTAAGTAATATTCTCTACCAATTTTCTGATAGTAATCTGACAACAAATCCTTATTCTCTTGGCTTAACTGATCCCACTCGTGTCTCCAGTTAATGTCGTCCGTCTGTCTAACTTTAATGAAGTTTACAGCTGACACGGGGATCAATGTCAGTTCATCCGCTTTACGTTTATATACACGTATAACCATAGAAGACTTATCAAACGTTTTGTCCTCCGGAATGTCTATTGTATCACCAGTATACTCACAGGATATTACACTTCCAACAACATCATTATCAAAGACTACCTGCCCACCCGTAAAGCCTATACATATTTCTATCAAATTACATGCTTTGCTTTCGTGAAGAGCAAAAAGAGTATCCTTTAAGGTAAACTTTATATCTTGCGGTACCGTTTCTTTCTTCATTGTAGATTGAAACGTTTCGATATACTGATGTAAACTTCTTACTTCTTCCTTTTCCATATTAATCAAACCTTTTTATGAATTATTTGAATCTGATTACAAACATATTCTTTTTTAACCAATTATCCGGGCACATACCCTTCTTTGGTCTATCTACCGTTATCTCGTCGATTTCCTTCTCGATATACGGTTGGTTATCTTTCGGATAGCCGAGGAGAAAATGAACGTGAGTGAAAGGCTCTAATACCTCCTTGCGGTAATCTCTATCTTCCGGACTATCCGAAGTGTGTTTGAGTCCTCCGGTGAGATAGCCTTGCACGAAAAAGCCTCTATCGGAAGCACGATGATATTTGGCTACGCCAGCTATCACGTTTGGCCTATTCGGTATATTTTTTTTTAACAGACGTATCGTCCAGTATACAGAGCATTCCCGATACTCCTCTGTCTTCTCTCCGCTAGCTATCTTCTGATACCACTCATCAGTAAGATGAATGGTTAATACTTTCTTTTCTGCCATACGCTATTCAAAAATATTATGCTTTTCCTTTATAATCTATACCTTCCCTTTCCAGATACTCTTCGGCTTCCTCTTGGCTGTCAAACTTTATAGGGTGGCCGAACAAATCTTTCATGTATCTATATCTTTGCCACCAATGCTTTTTGTACATGATGAAGTACTTCATTTTATCCGCAAAAGCAGGGAGTCTATCCCCATCAAAGAATCTGGGAAGACAAAACAAAACAATTTTTATCTTCATACTGTTATCTTTTTAAAAATAAATATACTCAGCTATCTGCTCCATCGATATGATAAGAGATATTACGATTATCGCAAGGAGTATAAGCTGCATACCTGAGCATTGTTCAAGTATCATAACTATTCCTCCACTTTTTAGTTACTCAATGCCGTATGCACCTGGCAGCTTTTTGATAATATCACCGCCATAAGCATTCTTAGTTAACTTAACAAACTCACGAACGGATGTTTTGCCATCAAGAGATAGCCCCCTGTTTGACACAAACAATTCTCTACCCATCCTACAAGAGCTAGTCAATATATGATGATATTTAAACAAATCTCTGTTGTCGTACTTAACATCATCCTCTGGAAACTTCTTCTTGAAAGCATTAAACGTTCCTCTTCCGAGCTATCATCAAACAGCTTTTCTTGAAGGGAATTGAAAGCATCGTGGAGAGTTTCGCCGTGAGCAAACTTATTATTCTCCTTGACGACATAACAAGGTTTCATTTGCAAGTCTGATTGAACGATGAAACCTTGTGCAACATTGCCTCTAACAGAGGTTATGATCGTCGGCATATCATCTATACGATGTACCTCATATCCATTTATTACCTTGACCCCAAAACCTACACAAGAGATATTGTCACTGTGAGGGATATAGCCATAGTCAGCAACAAAAGCATTGTCTTCGCCAACACCACAGCCACGACCATCTCCATTAGGAACATTAGTTCCATAACCGCAGGCATAGTTTCTTTGTACACCAGCACCTAAACCACAGCCCATACCATCGTAAGAGCCAAAACCTGTACCATCTGCTCTCCCATGGCCATAGCTTGAAACGGCATCGAGCGCTAAGAACTCCTTAATCTTATCTTTTAATATTTCCATTCATCCACCTCCTCGATAGATTTGATTGCTTTATCCGTACAAGGAATGATCTCAACGGCATCTAAGATAGTGATACTGCTTACAGTAACAGTAAACTTGCAGTCTTGAGGTCTTTTTGTTCCGTCCATAGCTAACTGAGACAAAGAGGCAGCACCGTTCCAATACCATAGGCGGCGAGCATTCTTCAGAGTTACCACGCTACCATTCTGTTCTGCGAGTTCACCAAACTCTACTCCACTTCTATCACCACGAATGATGACTTTCTTTCCAATATTATTTTCCATTGTTATTGCTTATTTTATATCCCATAAGGGATGATTGATACTTATCTATCTTCTGTAAATCTTACGACTTCAGACAGAGGAACATAGCCCTGCATCTTGCGGCTTAATCTTTTTGCTGACCAGCGATTGAATCGCTGGGAACGGGAGTTTATACTTCGTAAATATCAAACTCCTGTGCTGTTTCTAGCCTTTCAAACAACTGCTCTGCTTCTGACTTCTTCGAGAAGGAATCGGAGAAGAGATTTCTCATTGCCGCATAAAAGAAGTTATGACGGTTGCGATACAGCGTTGTGTAGTCATCAGCCAATCGAAATGGAAGGTGAGGTGGAGTTACGGGAAACAGCGACTTACCAAATACCGGCAGTACGCAGACTACCAACATCTGAGCATTATAACGTTCTTTCTGCTTATCTACCATAGTGAAAGAACACCGGAAATTTCTTCTTGGTTCTTCTGCCTGAGTTGTCGTATCACTGGTGAGGTCAACCGGAATGAAATGAGATTTATCTGCTACCAGAATGCTTTTCTCAACAAGAGGACGCTGGTGGGAATATTCTTTTATATCTTCCTTTTTAATGAAAAAGCACTTATCAGGTAAACCTGCCAGACGGTCTAAACCGTCTTCGCCAAGCTTTTCTTTCAATATGTTTATTTTATCATCCATACGCTATTATTTCTTTTTACTATAATCAACTATTTTATCCTTGAAACCGACAAGACGTTTAGCGTCCTCCTCGGTCATTAATTCCAAATCATCGTTATTATCATTATCCTTAATAACCAAATCATCGGTAAAGACAAAATAATACTTACCCTCATGGGTGACAAGCTGGATAGGACGGATGCGGGAAACGATGGCCCGCAATCCTAACTTATACAGAATATTATCGTGACTGGTAACTGGATGATATGAAGACATCACTTCCTTTATGGCCCTACCCTCTTCATTATTCAGGTTAGGAGCTACCCAGAACTGATTATCATCACTATAAGTCCTGCTCCAGACTTCCTTATCCAATGTTTCGTACTCCTCATGAGTAACAACAAACTCGTAGATTTCCAACCTTCGGGAAAAGGTGGAGTTTGCGTAAGAGGCAACGACTTGGGTTATCTGGAAGGGTATCGCCTTGCGGATGCGATCGCAATACTCTACACTTTGCTTTCGCTCCTTATCTATCACGCCCTTCACCCACTCGAAAGACTGAGAACCTTCTTTTAATCTAAATATGAGCATAGTGCTATTACTTTAAATGATTTTTCTTGAGACCAGCGATTGAATCGCTGGAAACGGTGACTAATCTTCTATGAAATCCCGATTATAATCATTTACATCAATGATGATAGGAATATTCAGGATAACACACGAGGCGAATGGCAGGGCTGCCATATCGGAAAATACACTATCATAGGATGGGATCTCGATAGTTCTATCTTTCTCCTTGATAAGAATACTCTTGGCGGTGCGCCCGTAATTAAAGCCTTGGGTTGGAATACGGAAAACATTGTATCGGTTCTCACTTTTTTTCGCTTCTACCTTCATCAGGCAAATATCCAACTTTCTTTCCTCACCATCCTCAATGATGGTAAGAACACCATCTCTAATAGAAGCACCATACTCCTGATTATCGTCAAACTCAAGCGTGATACCATCACCATATTGAGAAAACTCGCAGTTGGCATACACCTTATCTAATAGGCGGGATAACTTGACGGTACCGTCTTCCTCGGTAGGAATGCCCGATAGGACTTTACGGAATGATTTACAGAAAGTACTAATGCAGGTCTGAGCTGCCATCTTATCTATCTCTGCAATAATTTCCTTGTTGACTATCTCGGCATAGCTAGGCAAAGAAAAACTTGCCATCGGAATGTTCTTCTGCAGGTACTCATGCACCTGTTTACGAAAAGGCGATGAATAACCGGTGAAGTACTCCGTTATCTCTTTCTTGATACCTGCTCTTGCAGCTTCAACTACATCTTTTTTCAGTTCCTCGGAACTACCGATGAACTCTGAAACTATCTTGCTTAAATTATCTTCCATTATTTTTCATTTTTATCTGTTTGATTTCCTTGGACCAGCGATGGAATCGCTGGGAACGGGGGCGCTCTTTTGATTGTTGACTTGACAGGGGCAAGCGGCTGAATGAATGCAACAGGTATAGCCTCTGTCGGTTTCAAAGATGATGTACTCGTGACCTTTTGAGGTGACGGTGATGCTACTACCTTTTATGCGTTTTTCATCTCTGCTCATATCGGTATAGATTGCATGAAAGAGCAGATAGGCTGCACCAAACACTACAGCGATGGTTATTACATCTGACACCGTGGTCTTAACACCAAAGAAGAGTTTCTTTAACTTTTCCTTATCCATACGCTTTAGCAATTATAGAGTTTAATACCATAGCGGTCCTTCATCAGGGTTACTGCCCAGTCGGGATAACCGCCTTTATGCTGTTCCTGATAGATTTCTATCTCACGGACATAGCGCTGCAAAAGAAGAACAAATCTAGGGTCGGGAGTCTCGCCACCCCGGATATGATATTTCTCCTGGGCAAACTGCGATTCCACCATCAGTTTGTAGCTGTAGGTGAACTGCTCGTTGCCTCCCTCATTAAGAATGATGGCCAAGACGCGTGCCAGGTCATCTTTCTTCACTACCGTCATGCCTACCGCATCGGCTGTGCGAAGGGTGGTGAGATAGAAATTATAATCGAAATCTGTTTTATCCATACTATTTTGCTTTTACCTGTTTACCATATTTCTTTTCCAATCTATCAAGACTCTCATCTACGGTTTTTTTTACCAGTTCTTCAGAGAAGTCTTCGATGTTCACGTCCTGATTGAATACATATCGCTTGAGTACTCCGTGATAAAAATCCTTGATCTCGTCACGTTTGAAATTCTCATACGCAATAAAGTCAATCTCCTCAATGGCAAGCAAATCGCCATTTTTGAAATTACATCTGGTAACATTGATGCCTCCTGGGTGTATAGTTAAAGAATTATTACCAGAAATCATCATCTTACTCACGTTTACAGGAACCATGGCAAGCTCTTGCGCTATCTGTAATTCAGTAAGACGTTTATATCCCCATATCGACGGAATGTAGGCATTCAGGAAGTTAGGATGGAAACGCATTTTTGCACGATGAAATGCCCAATAACCGTTTCTTGCCTTAACCAGCATATCCGACTCTACCCTTTCATCATTATAATGATATACCACAGCATAGACGCTGCCGGCATCACTACGAGTAACGAACTCCACATCAGCTTCAGTGCTGTCTACTTCTCTAGGCTCAGACATGCGCTTGATGGCATTATTGAATTTCAGATATGCTGTATTATCCGTATATTCTTCGCCATAGAAAGTAGGTGCCAATGCGATAGGGTCCTTATAATCTCCTTTTGGAAGAGGTAGTTGCATATCAATTATTCTATGTTCCATACGCTATGCCTCCTATCGGTTATAGTCTACCACGATGTTATACTTGGCGAGGACGGGTACCAGGCCGGTCATTACTCCCTTTCCAAGGAGTGGGACGGCATCAAGAACGCTGTAGGGGATGACCTTCTTCTTCGGAAGCTGCTCACGGTTGGCTTCCTCTTCGAGAAGCTTCTTGTAAGTTTCCAACTCCTTGTCGGCATCATCGCGCTCATCGAGGGTTTTCTTGTATTTGGCATTCAGCTCGTCATACTGCTTCTGGGCTTCCTTGGCTTGCTGGCGAAGCTTGGCAATGTAATCGCTGGCTTTATTCATAGTGGCATCGGCTTCGGCGGCTTGCTGCACCAGGGTATCGACTTCCTTCTGATGCTGGGATTTCTGGTCTGCTAGCTGCTGCTGAAGAGAGGCAATCTCTTTGCGCAAGGCATCGGTATCGGTGGCGGTATGGACGAAATCGAACAGGCGCTCAATGTTCTGCTTTAATTGGGCGCAGGTTTCGGAGGTGGTGGCGATGAGGGTTGCGGCTTCGTCGGCGGTGAGGGTATAGCCGGGGGTTTGGCCAGCGATGGAATCGCTGGGAACGGAGGCTTTACAGGCGACTGTCTCGGCGGCAGACTTCTGAGCGGCTTCTTTAGCTGCTTCCTCGGCTTCCTTTTCTTTTGCTGCCTTCTCCTCGGCTTGCTGCTGTTCCTGCACCATGGCGATAGCGGAAGGCATATCTCCCAGCTTATCATAGTAATTATCTTCCTGCGCATCGAGCGCAAGGCGACCCTCATAGGACTCCCACAGGCCATTGTCTATGAGGTAGTAGATGGCAGAAAGAACGATGCGCTCGCCATGCTCCTCGGTGTATTCATTGAGAGGGGCTACCCAGGCTTTTTCTACTACGTCTTTCAACCATTCCTTGTAAATGATGCCGTTCAGCTTTGCTTTATCCTGCTCATCAGTGTAGCAGGAGGCGATGCGAGGGATGATGTAAAGGGGTTCAGTCTTCTGCAGGAAGTTCTCAAAGTTGATTCCGAGTGCCTGACGGACCACATTGCTCACACTCTTGAATTTGTACTTCTTCAATAGAGCGCGAAGGATATTCTGTTGTTTCGTGTTCATGTTTTTATTGCTGTTTATTGTTTGTTATGAGCTTATACTTCAGCCCCCTGTGCTGGGTCTGACGGCCAGCCATATTCACTATATCCTGCCTTACGCTCCTCGGCTAGGATTTCACGACTCTTTTCGTAATATATAGGCTGCTCGCCTGCAGTTACTCGATCATTGTTATATCGGGCAAAAGCGACACCCACCTTATCCATGTACTCCTCGTTGGCACGGCGTTTTGCTATCTTCTCATCGTGCTTGGCTTTATCATACTTAGCACAGGCATCTGTACGCTCGGCGGTCAGCAGGAGTTTATATGCCTTTCGGTCGATGAGTTGCTGGTGTATGAACGCTTCCAGAACTTGCTCTTGTAATTCTTTGAAGGCATGTTCATTTTCCTCAATCTTCTTCTTTGCCTGCATATATTCAGCAGCAGCGTTAGAGCGAGCTTCTCTCGCTGCGTCCTGCTTGTCATCTCTCTCCTTGCGCAAAGGGGCAAGGACTTCTTTCTGAAATTCTTCTAATGTTCTCATTTCTCTATAAATCTTTAATTGTATTAAAACTTAAATTCCCTAATCGAAAAGCGAAGGGTTCTGTCTCTTCTCTTTTTCTCTTTTTGCTGCCTTTTCAGCTTCCTCACCCTTCTTCTTTATATCGGCAGCCTGGGTGAGAATTTCCTTCAGTTCCTTACGAGATACCAAAGGATTGGCTCCTATGATGGCGATGAACAGGTCTCTGCCCAATTTCTTATAGAAAGGAATAAACTCCTTATCTACCAAGTCGGCAGGGTCGCCAAGGGGAATGCCCAGCTGAAACAGGTCTTTACCCTCCTTATTCACGATGAGGAGAGTTCTCTTCTTACCACCTTCACCGATAACCTGCACGCCACCGGAATATTTTGCCACACTCAGTTGGCTATTCATCCAAGATTCCTTCGTGAGCAGGATGGTTTTAAATTCTTTTGCCATATCTTTACCTTATTATATATTACTAACTTACCTGTTCCATTTCCTTATCCGGGCAGTTGATGGTGTTCTGATACTGCACATACCGTTTCTGCTTGCAGCAGTACAATCCACCGATGCAATACCTACCATGCAGGCATACCCAGCAAGGCTTGGCATCAGGTTTCTGTAAACAATGGGTGAAATTAATCATCTTGTTTTCATTTAAAAAGTATATCTTACATATCTTTTCGATTGCAAAGATACAAAAATATTTCAAACAATGATAGGTCAGCTATTGTCTAATTTATAATTTGGTCTAAATTTAAGAATTATTATATATTAGATACTAAAAAAGGTATAGTTTTTACGTCTATACCTTTTTATTATAGAGCCAAACGGAAAATAGCACGTCTAAGCTCTATCATATCCAAACGTGAGAGCCACATATCTTTATCGCCTACGAAAACGTGATAGAGGTTATCGCTCTCTTTTACGATATTCATCTGTTTCATTTTTCTTCTTTCAGATCATTCTTGATTTCGTCCCACATTGCCATTTCCACCTTCTTTCCGTCGAAGTGGCCTACGGCTACGAGTTGGCCTCCTTCCTCGGTGGCATCAGCAGAAGAGATAGCGTTGCTGCGGATAATCATGATGTCGAACTCATGAATGGCATCATGGATGCTCTCCATGTCGATATGCTGCATATCCTTGCGTGCATCCAGACGGATACGCTGAATGTCAATATCGGTGAGTTTGGTCTGGGTCTGTTCCTGTGCCTTGCGAACGGCTGCCGTCTCAAGATCAATGCGCTGTTGTTCGTAGGCATTACCTATCAGTTCAGTATTCTTAAACTGCGCTAAGAGATCGAGGAATTTCTTGAATTTCTCAGGTCCCAACGACATCACGGAGACTGCGAGGCTCTGCTCCAGCAAAAGAGTCTTGCCCTTCACCTGCCAATGAAGCAAGCCTGAACGCTCCCACTTCGTAATCAAAGCGGCGAGGGCGCTTAAATCTTTTAACGCGTTCCCTGCCTTTTTCCGCTTAAAACTTTTTAAGATGAGAGCTACGATGCCAGCCACTATCAGGATGAGAGCGAGGGCTTTTACTAAAAATGGAATTTCTGCCATAATCTATATCTTGTTAAAAAATGAATATTCTGATTAAAAAGCGCCCTATGCTCACGCACCGGGGAGGTATAGGGAAAATGAGTAAAAGACCATACATTGCTTTGAATTACACATAGTATCACGGTTTTACCTTTCGCTAAAGGGACTGACGTAATAACCATTTCCAATAATTTCACCTAAAAAGATGAACAGCTTAGAGTTTTAAAAATCTATTCTAAATATTAAAACATGAAGAATTATCATTAATGGGTGATGAACCTGGTGCCATCTACTTCGAGTACAAGAATATCGTTAACCACACGGATTTCTCCGCTGTTGACGAACTGCACCTTTCGCTGATGACGCAGCACATCTACCTTCAGGCAGACGCATACACCTTCATCCACATGCCCCGTCTTGGTGAGGAACTTGATGTAGAACGGCTTGCGCTCTACCTTCCTCGCTGTCTGCGGATGCACGTAGCCAGTTACCTGCTGACCGCTTCGTGGGTCTATCCACTGCCACTTTTCGCAAAACTGGCGAAGGCATTGATAAGATTGGGTATATCTTGCCATAACTCTTATTTATTTATTGATGAATGCTTATACAAGATCACCGAAGTCGTGATAGTCACGATGACTTTCCTGCTCCTTGTCTTCCGGATAAGGAGGCATCTGGGCATGCAGGAAACGGTCCAGGATAATGCTCTTTACCTTTTGTTTCTCCTTGGCCACCCTTTGCCGATGTCGCAATATATCGGGTAAACAGATATTCCTTAAAGGGTTAGACCAGTCGGACGAATTATCCCAGGCTGCATAGTCAGGATAGAGTACCATCGAATAATGCGACAGCTTGCCCGTTGGCGTATCGAGCATCGGGCCAGCTACTGTAAAAGCCTTTTCCTCGTTGTAAAGAACCATGTGCGAGGTCTGTACGGTTACGTCCTTATGATTCACATAAAGGATTCTGTCCTTATACTCCTGCAGATGGGTATCCAGCCAATCCTCTACGCTCTTATCGGTAGAGAGCACCAGGTGAGTGATCCATTCACGCTCAAAACAAGTCTGCAGGTAGTTGATGATATAACCGGTGGCAGAAGTCCTGCTTACGGTCATCGCCAGCACCATCACGCAGAAATGGTTCTTTGTTCCACGGCTCAAAGTCGTATCGGCCATACATCCGACAGCGTGGAAGAATTTATCCACCAGCACATCACCGTGAGTATAGAAACTCAACGCCCGCCGTGGTGCCTGCATCACGGCCTTGGGCAGTTTTTTATCCACGCAGCAGGGAGGAATAAAGAGCAATGTATCGTCCATAATCTTATTTTATTCGTTCGATGTAAGTTTAATCATTGATAATCATCGGCATGAGCAGGGTCAATGCTCTTGGCGATGAGTCGTTGGCGGTAATCACTCCCGCCTTGGAAGGGTCGCCAAGATGCAGACATACGGTATCATCTGGGATAGGTGCCAGGGCATCGAGCATGCTGCTTGCCTTGAATCCAATGCGATGACCCTCTACGCAATTACTGTCGATGATAAGCACCTGGTCGTTGGCTGCCATGCTGAAGTCGAGATCCTGCGCAGTAATATCGAGGAACATGCCATCCTTTTTCAGAACGATAAGATTGCTGCTTTCGCTAGAAAAGAGTGCCACACGCTTCACTACGCTTGCCAGTTCACGTTTATCTACTGTAACCTTATAAGGGTTGTTGCGAGGAATCACGGAGTTGTAATTAGGGTATTGACCTGCCATCTTTTTGCAGACAAAAGTAATATCATCTCCTGATGTAAAGCGCACCATACTCTCGTTTGCCTCAATATCAATATCCTCACAGTCATCAAAAACGGAAAGGGTCTTGAAGAATGATTTCTCTACGAGAATCTTACCAGGTGTTCCACTACGGAAGAAGTTGCTGCCTCCCGTTTCCGGATCGTTTGTATGGATCAGTTTAATGAGGACGTGACCGTTGGATGCTACAAAGATAACCTCACTTCGGTCCTCGGCCACATCAATACACAGGCAGTTCATAATAGGGCGAAGCTCTGAATTGCCTACAAACTTGCCGGCATGAGCGAGCACATTGCTGAAGGTTGACATCGGAAGAGAGATGTGAAGACTGGCATCGTCAGGCTGAGTTGCACGTGGAAAACCCTCGGCACTGAAATAAACCAGACTGACGTTTCCCTTCTTTACATTTTCGCCGTTCTGAGTACAGTACTCGATATTCATGCAGCGCTCCTTATCCTGAGACAGATCCATGGTAACTACGCAGTCAGCAGGAAGTGTAGAGAGGAGTGATAACAAGGATGTAATAGACAGAACGACATCTTCCTTGAAGCTGCCTTCTACGATACTGAGAGGTGCAGGGATAGTAAGTTCTGAATCAGTGGTGGCTGATACGAAGAAGAACTGACCATCTTCCTTGCGCTGCGTAAGGAGCACATTGCTCAAGATGGCGATAGTTGTCTTGCTGTCGATACACTTCGCAGCTTTCTGCAGAGCCTGACGAAGCAAGAGGGATGATTGCGCTTGTATTTTCATTTTGCTTTATTTTTATAAAAATTCTATATTCTTGTTTACGGACCAGCTATAAAATCGCTGGGGACGGAGGCTAGAACGGCAGGGTGCTCTTGTCTATCTCGTCTACGGTAGCTGCTGCATTGCTGCTATCGCTACCGTTTGGCATAGCTTGCCTTCTGCCCTGCTTGCGGGAGGTGAAAGCCTTCCAGCGTTCCTCCTCTTCTGGGGTGAGGGAGACGATGTTGCCATCATCATCACGATAAGGTAATGGGTCGGGACCTTCAACGTATTCTCTCGCTATCCGCTTTAACTCGTCATAGCTTTCAGGAATATGATCCTTACCCTTACGGAAGAAGAAATAGACGTGCTTGCTGGTCTTTACCCTGCGGATGAGTTTTGGTTCAACACTGTCATCGTTCTCCCATTCACGACCTACAAAGTATTCCTCCGTTATCCAGGCTCGAAGCTTGAAACAGCCGTGGCGCTTGTTATCCTCGCCAATCAGAAGATTCTCCGGATTGCAGTCGATATTCATATTCTCGCAATACTTCCTGATTTTCTTCTTGAAGGTGGCTCGGCTGTACTCTTTACTCTTACCCTCGCTGGCATCAGCCCAATCTCGCATGAACTCATTAAACATTTCGTCTGCACAGATAGGTGCTGAATATACCTCATTACGGCTGAAGAACCACTCGAAGTAGTTCACAGTATTCTCGGTCAGTTCTCTTACCATCAGTCTTCGCTGAACGTTCTTCTGAGGAGCAACCGCAAAAGTATGATAGCGCATGATGAACTGAACTGCAAGGGCACAGATGTATATCGCCTGATTGCGGTCTCGCTCGTTCAGCTTTTCGGGGTCTGATGCGAGATTCTTCATTACCTCTTTAGGAGAGCGCGCCAACTTATGTTTCATGGGATTCTCACCACAAAATCTGTCGGATAATGACACCAAGGGGAAACGTCTGAGCGTACTATCTTCACTATCACTTAGCTGATAGTTACTGGTAATCACGTTCAATGGCGATTCCTCCAGTTTGAATACAATCGGGTCGCCGAACTTTCGCTCAACCTTGGCACCCGCCGTTACCTTGATATAGAAGTACTTCATCGGGAAACCCGAAGGCTTATCTTCCCAGTGTATTACTCTAAACTTACCCGGATATATCAGTAAATCAGAAAGAGCAAACTTTGCGTCGGCAATCGTTACAAACTCTTTCATATCGACACGCAACACATTCACCGCTGAACCTACCACAAGGTTTATCATCAATGATTTGCCCGAACCGCCACTTGCCTGCTTTTCATCCTCCACCGCATCTTCGAGGAGATAGGGACAGATACTCTGCATGTCAGCCCATGAGCGATAGCAAATTCTTCCCAAGCAGGAAATCATGTTTGCGAAATGAGAGTTGATGTCGGCGATGGCTTCAGGGGGCATCGGCTTCTTGTTGCGAATACTATCCTGCTCCAGTCTCCACTGCACATTGCAGCAACCGCGTATCACTCTCAGTACAGGCCAAAGCTCTTTCTCCTGCTTGCCTTGCCAATCCACCTGCCAGCGGAAGGTCTGCGCCCAATCTTTGAGGTCTTTCTTCTTCTGGTCGATTTCGGCTCTCGTAAAGACAGGAGAACCGTCCTCATTAACCTGCGCTTCATCTTGGGCGATGGCTGCTACCTTGTCTTTGTATTCCTGGCTCTCGCTGATTACGAAAGGAGGATTGAACACCCTCATCGTGAAATCATACGGTTTCTTTGCCAGGGCTGGGATAAAGAAATTCAGCTTCTCGTAACTGACTGGCGTGATGGCTTCTGGAGTAATCTTTAACGCCACATTGCGGAAGAAGAAATATTCCGTATGCGCATCGAAACTTTCGGTGAAATCTATCACCATGCTCTGCAAGCCTCCAGCCGATTTCTCACTGAAATTCTTGTCTATCAGGTTCGCACAATCTGACATCATCTTGCGCTCCTTGTCATTATACCGCCAACTCTGTTCAGTAAACTGCAGGAGTTGAACCTTTGTTGCCTGGATGATACTCTTCTGATCGATGTATTCCACGAAACATCTATCCAGATGAATATACTGACCTACGAGGTCGGTACTCTCAGAGTCTATCATTCGGTAATAACCATGGCAGGTCATAAATAACCACACCTTGGTAGGCGATACCTTGCAGGTAGGCGGTTTAGGCTTGCCGCTTCTCGGATCACGAGGATATTCTATCTCGAATGGGTCCGTGTTGTTGGCACCTCGCAGTCTTGAGTATAGCGGCAACCTTATATCGTGGTCGAACTTAAAATTGTCGGCATCATCCATGTGGTAACACATCAGATAATCTCTCACTGAGCGAGGAGAGCAACCATACAACCAGTTCCACCTTTGATTATATCTGCTTCTAAAGCCATCGGGCAATGTGGCGTAGCACATATCGCAATACTTGGTTGCGATGGCCCCGCAATCCCTTTGGCTGGCGATGTCGTTAGGGTAGATCATGATAACCCTCTCGGCAAATCGCTTCATCTTCTGATACTGAATGGCATTGAAGTCTAACTTTTCCTGCCTCCACTGCCCACGCTCGATATACCAGAAGTTTCTTCTGCCTAGCGAGAAGGCTACGTGGTACCAGCAGTATTTCTGAAAATGTTTATCCTGCGCCTTATCCTGACGCAGAGAACGCATGGCGTAATAAACGCTCAATGCGTCTTCCGGTGTCCGGCAGAATACGATGTTCTGAGCTTTGATGTCGCCTACTTCTATGGGTTCCTCTTCACTATGATAAGTACCTTTCGGCGCTCCTTCCTTCGTCTCGTTCTCTACCCATATTTCTTTCGTCTCCGTATAAGGCTCGCCAGGTTGCAACTTTTCTATTGCCGAGTGAACGGCAGTAGAGTTGTTACTCCGATGGTCCATGGAATAGGTGAAAACCTTATCTCCCATCAGCCACTTGCTTACCTTCCTCACGCTGTGATCCTCGCAGGTGGAGAAGACAATGGGGTCTTGCTGCATTGCCGGACGGAAGAAGCAGCCGCAGCTTCCCTGCGGGGCTATCACGTCTGTGGCGAAGCAGACGAACAGCGGATTCCAGGGCGTTCCATAAATCACTTCGCTTACCAGTTGCCCGTTTCTCACAACATTAGGTAGCGTTACCTGGTCCACGGCATAGATGCGGAAATCTTCGTTAAGCATTCTTGTGTTGAAGTCCTTTCCGAAACCGTATTGCGGAATGCCTTTTACAGATGTGACCTCGCACCCCAGGGCTGCAAGCTCCTGGGGGTTGAAGTCAGTTTTGGGCATAAATGAGAAAGTTTCTATCGTCTGTGCGGCAATAGTTCGATAGTCCATCTTAGCAAAGAGCATAGGCCATTTGGCTCTTGTCTTCTCGTTGTCACCGTACACCTTTACCACAAGGTCGTGGCAAAGGCGCAATAGGCTGGCTCCGTGCATCGGCAGCTTACGCATTGCCGCATAAAGCTCAATCGCACCGTAGCCGTATTTACCGGTCTTGGTACACATCCAGCGCAGAGCACCGTGCTCTGCCTTGGTGTTGTCTTCCACTCCTACACCATTATACATACCACCACGCTCATTATTATATATAATGAGGTGAGGAGTCTGCTTTGCTTTGCCCTGCTCGCCATCGTCTGCCTCTTCCTTCTGGCAGAACGGACAGAAACAGGCTGTCTGTCCCTCAATGCGCTGCTCATCGGCAGGTTTAACGAGGAAAGCCATGTCGAGATTGGCTAGCTGGTTAAGTATAGGATGGAATAACATATCTTATATCAAGAGTATTTATAGAGTTAAAAGAGAAAGGGAAGGCACCACTCTTTACCATTGACCAGCGATGGAATCGCTGGGAACGGGGGCGCGAAGGGTAGGCCAAACTTCAAGTATTTACACCTTTCCGGCTTATATTCGGGGCGAGCGGTCGGAGCATTTGTAAATCTGTGGTACCCGTCCGCTGAATATTCCTTAACGCCAAGACGCAGAGGTGAAGCGGTCCCCGCGTCTTTCCAGCACCCGCAAAGATGCAGTGTACAACGTAGTCGTGGAGCATTGCTGCTTCCACTACCCTTGCATAAGAGTGTTCCGAGGTTGCCTCCCCTATTCTCTTTATATCAATATTTTCAAAGAAAGAAGACCTTTCGGGCGACACGCCAAGTTTTTGAAGATGCCGCAACTACCGTCCGATGGGGGTTTCTCAGGCTTTTTAATCAGACTATCCCTTTCTTCTTGATGTTGCGGGTATGAGATATGCGATGAATGTTTCCAAGTCCATCTATCGCCCGTCCGGTCTTCCTGCCATTTTAACCGATGGCTCGGTTGTCTAATAAAATAAAGTCGGAATCGAAGTGTATATCGTACCGAAGTTGCATGATGTCATGCAGAATATCTTTTATTTCTTCATATCTTCACGTTTTATAAATTCAAGAATGTTTCCAGGCGATAATGCCTTATCTTGCAGTTGCAGATGGTTTCCATACGATGTACAATCATCTGCGAGAGACTTTCCATCGTGAGGAAATCGGTATCAAGACCGATAATCTGCACATCCTGCCTCCAATAGATTTTGCCGTTCTTGCGGCGGCAACTGTGCGAAGGCGTGATAATCATATCTTCCACGCTGCCCGTCATCATCCTGCAGAGATACTCACAGGTATCTTTCAGCAGAGCAAAAGGCGCATAGAAGAGAAGCGTCGGAATTTCATCCCTCAGTCCGCTCATCGTCTCGGTATAGGCGAAGCGATGCAGCATTCTGTATCGGGATAGGTTCCTATGCCTCTGCTGTATGCCAGTCCGGTTGGGGATATAGGGCAAATCAAATAGTCTTGGCATAGACTTCTCTTATCTTCGTCATCATCTGCCAGGTGGAGTAGATACTTCGCTTGCAATCGAAGATTGGATCATGTGCAGCACCTTCATCGGCGATGTCCTTATAGTCCGTAGTCAGGGCATAAGCCTTGTCTAGGTCAAAACGTTCCTCGTTTGGCTCGGCTGCATCCCAGATGATTCTCGCAAGTTCAAGATAGAACGTGCGATGGTCTCTCAACTGGGTATGCTTAATCTGGAACTTGATGCCCAGCTTGTAACAGATATATCTCAGGATAGCCGGATCGAAGTCGGTACCCTGTGCCCAAAGGCAGAGGTCTTCATCACCGAGTTTCTTCTTGATATATTCTATCCATCCGAAGAGGTCGTTCACTACCACATCAATAGGCTGGCAAGGCGACTCGTCGCTATCGCTATCGAGCAAGGCGGCTTTTGCCTCGTCACTCTGTTTTGCCCACCAGTCTGCCGTGCTCTGGTCGAAGGTGAACCCATTCAGGAACATGCTTCGCAGGTCAACGTGGGCAGAAAATGTGGAATTTCTCAAAACGCCGTCTCCTTCATCGAAGAAAGGCGACTCTTTACCGTAGCGCTTCCACGCCACCGCGCCGATACTCATTACGGCTGCGGTGGGAGAAAGCGAACAGGTTTCCAAATCAACAGTTACATCTATCATTTGTAGTTATGAATTTTTAAATAGAAGACCAGCGATAGAATCGCTGGGAACGGAAGCGAGATGGGTAAGGCTTTTTTTACCCTTTTACCCTTAAAAGCAGTAGCGCTTTAATTCCTTCCTGCTCCCATGGCTTCCAATCTTCGGCGGTGAAACGCTTGATGATTGTTGTACGGCTCATGCCCCGCGCTTCCATAAAGGCAAAGAACTTCATGCAGAGGCCGTTGTTAGCCTTCTTCAGACAGGTGTAGAACACACCTGGCTCATCGGTCTGGGCAGCCTCTACCAGATAACCTTTCTTTCCAATCTCATTACCCAGGGCATCGGTCTCTACATACTCGAATAATAGGTTAGCTACTTCCGGTATAGCTAAGAACTGCTTTTTGCAGTTTTTAATGCCTTGGATTTCCCAAGCATCGAAACCCTTCTGAAAGAAACGAAGGTAAAAAGTAGATATAGTGAAGCCTTTGGCTGATAAAAACTCAGCTAAGTTCTTCTTTTCATCAGCAGAAATATCATTTACCTCTAAAGGAGTATTATTCTGCGTAACTTTTTCTATAATTTCCTTTGTCATTTCAATTTTATTTCTTAATTTTGGTGCAAATTTAAAGAATAAAATCAAAACCACCAAATGTTACCTATATTTTCTGCTGAAAATTAGGGGAATTTAACATAGGTAAGGTATATTAATTGATTTTCTGATGAAGAGAATAGATTTTTTCACCTTTTAAATATAATTGAGATATGAAGTACTTTTATAATTACAGCTTCCTTGACAAGTGGATGGAAGCAAACGGGGATATAACAAACAAGCAAATCATGAAGGCTTTGGGTACTACTAGCAATACCTGCCTAGATAGCTGGGTACGGATGAAGTCTCCGCTTCCAACCATCGCCATGCTGCGCTTCTGCAATGCTTTTCATGTTCCACTTTCTGCATTCATCGTAGATGCGGATTCTCAGATGGAAGAGGGCGATGATGGCATGGAGCACGTGCGCCCTGGCATTGATGATCAGTTTGAGCCGGATGGCGGCTATATCGACAATGACGAAAAGCGCAAGCTGGGCACACGTGCCCTGCGCAATCCGCTCGATGTGGATAGAATCAAGTCGGTGGTGCCGGGGTTGACCAGCGATGAAATCGCTGGGAAAGGGGGCGCTCCGGAGCATAGACACGGGAGAAAGGAAGAGCACCGTGAGGCTGCTGCTTCTGCGCCTATGAATGAGAATGAGGCTATGCTGCCTGCTGCCGATAAGGGGGAGGCTATGCTGCCTGCTGCAGGTGCAGAACCGGACATCAGCATGACTACCCTTAACCGCATGCTCGACATCATAGCCGAGCAGCAGAAGCAGATAGGCGAACAGCAGAAGCTCATCAGCGAACTGACCCGCCGCCTTGATTCTCAGCAGTCAGGCTATGGCATGGTTGCGGAAGAGATTCACCGCGAGAAGTAAACAGAAAACAGCCAGCTATCCATCACGGACGGCTGGCTGAAAATTTAACCTTAAAAACTTAAAACCTAATAAGACCTAAACATATATATATAATAAAAATAAAATAGTACTTTAGCCTTCATTTACTGCTGCCATCTTTCGGCGAAGGAACTCCTTCTCCGTGATTACCTGGCAGTCATCGCTCGTGCTCTCATAAGGCACATCGGTATAATAGAAACCATGATGCAGAAAGAGCACAGGCGTAGTGTTGCCGAAGGTGAACGGAAGTTGCACTTCCTTTCCGTCCTTGTCCTTCGCCATCTTTGGTTTGAACTGCAGGATAGCGATAAGAGCTGCTTCGCTTACCAGCGGAAGAGCCATCATTTCCTTCTCCAGGTCACTGTTCTCTTCTGGAATAAAAAGCGATGTGCTCTGCATTCCGTCCTTGGTAGGAGTCTGAACGTTTGTCCAACCTTCCTTACTGATGGTGTTCTTGAACTCTACCAGCGCCACGCCTCCGGCAAAGCCTTCTGGCGACTCGTAATAGGTATCACCTCCCTGCTTCTCTACCCAGGCTCTCGCCTTCTCGCTTGCTTCACTACACTCAGCAAAAAATGCTTTCAGCTTCTTGCCTGTTTCACTCTCCTCTGCTATCTTCAGATAGTTGTGAGGTCTTTTATATTTACCCATAAATCCTTGTATTTTAAGTAATTAGAAATCTATTGTATAATTTTCGAGAAAAATTGCGTATATTTTCGGCGAAATATTGTGTTTTTGAGAGGGGGAACCAGCGATAGAATCGCTGGGAACGAAGGCGGCTATTTCGCCCTGCAATAGATGACCGGCTCGCCACTCTCGTCATTCTGCATGTGGAAACCTTTATAGCCTAGCTCCTGAAGATAGAGTGAAAGCGGGTCGCCCAGCGGACAGACTATCGCCTTGAAGTACTCACGAAGTCGGGCATCATTGAATACCTCGCAACCGTCAGTCCAATGATTCTGCGGCTCATACTGATTACCGAAGGCTTCTATCTTTGCCGGGATGACGAAATCCTGCAGCGTTACTTCTACCTGCTCGTCATTATCTACGAGGTCGTAATCATTCCTTTTTCTCTTTCCCTTGCCCATGGTCGGTATGTTTTTTAATTGTTGTGAGCAATAATACTATTACGAGTATCAGGAACAGGGCGAAGGCGTTCTGTTTTGCTTTCTGCTTCCAGGTAGCCTTTCTTGTGTCCTCGATATTCTTCTCCTGCGTATCTGATAAGCTGTCGTTGGCTTCCCAATGGGTACCAACATCATTGCGGTTGCTGACAGCGAGGCTGTCAATGGTTTTCTGCATCTGATTGATTTCCTGCTGCTGGTGCTGCAAACGCTCATCAATGGAAATCTGGTTGTTATAACTGCCCTTGCGATGGGTAGTGCGGTTGGTAGTCTTCTGCTTGTTACCGGAAGAATCGATGGTCTCGGTAATCTGCTCCTGGATAGTCTCCTCATACTCGCCCGATTCTGCGGAGGTGGCAGATACGTGCTTATCCTCGCTCACCTTCGTGGCTGCGCTATCGCTCACCGCTACCTGCTTATGCACGCTGTCGGTCTGCTCTGTCTTTACGCTGTCCTTCACTTCCTGATGGTTATCAGTAGTCACTCGTCGAGAGGATGCGCAAGCCGTGAGCATCATCATCACTACCCCTATCAAGAGTAGATGCAAAATCTCTTTTCTTTTCATATATTGTCATTTCTTTTAATGTTTCTGATGCAAAGGTACGAAAAAGGGGGAAAAGGTATGGGACAAAAAAAAGGTAAAAAGGCGATTTTACCTTTTTACCTTTAGAACTATCCTCGATAAAAGACCGGAGCAAGCGAGCCTTTGCAATCGAAGAACTCCTTAGCCTTCTCCTCGATACCAAGTTTTCGGATCATATCGAAATCATCATCGCTACACTCCACACAGAACCTTCCGTTCTTCATGCCAACGAAAGAGATGCGGGAAACCAGTGATTTCTCAGCGTCGCCTATAATGAGCTTGCAGAATGCCTTCCACTTGTCGGCTCCCTGCCCGCTCTCAGTTGCAATTTTGCTTTCAGTAGGCTGATGCACATGAGCGAATATATCACCTTCTATCGGTTTACCGGTATTCAGAACACTGTTCTGTTTATATCGCTCATTCAGAGTGGCAGCAATATCGGTGTTCTTATCCTTAGATAGATGATTCTCACCAACCACCGTGCGCTTGACGTGAAACCTGATAAACTCAGGATCACCTTTTCGCTTGCCCGATTTATAGATGATGTCATCGTCTTTCAGCTCATCAAATACAATGTCCGTCTGCGATAACTTCTCCATTCTCTGCAAATCCCTACACACCACATCAAGAACTTGCTTTCTGAACTGCGAGAACTTGGGGTATTTGTTCATAACCGGTTCGCCCAGCTCATTTAGCAGAATCTCCTTCTTGTTGTTATCTAGTTCTACCAAACCGAGATAAGACTTCAGTTCCAGGAAAGGCACTGATATATCCATGCTGCGGTTCAAACCTATCTGACGCAAGAGATAGATATATACGCGTGGAGTGTTCACGTTCTTGGCAAACTTTGCTATCATGGATATATGGTGAATATACCCCTGCCCCATATCGAATACACGCTTAGAAAGTTTCGGGTCAATCTCAAGCAGAATATATCCCAATATGCGGTCCACCTTCTTTCCGTCCTTAGTCGTATATCCGTTCTTTGATAACGGTATACGCATTCGGCTGAATATATGCGTAAATTCCTCGCTACCATCGGGCAGTGTACTCTTCACCGCCATATCAAGAATACTTGTCTTCAGCTCCGCTCTCAACTTCTGATAGCTCATATTCTCGTAAGTAATGAAATCGTGAATATCTATCTTGATAGGCGGGATATTCATAACAGCATGGTCCACGCCTTGCTCAAACAGAAAATCAGAACGAGCGTCGCCCAACTGTCTTTTCTCCAGAAAGTACTCATCCACAAATTTTTGGAGGTGGGTACTCGTTAGCATCAACACGTTCTGCTGGAACAAAGTGTATTGCTTATCCAGTTTCGTGAGCGAAAAAGGAGTATTTATCCAGGCTAAACCCTTGTTTTCATTATCTTCATTCATATCAAATCTGACTTTTCGTTTACCTAAATCTGACTTTTCGTTTACCTAAATCTGACTTTTCATTTACCAAAATCTGACTTTTCATTTACCAGTAGCTTTATAAGTATCTGAAAACTAAACTATTTAGATTTTACTAATATATATAATATCTATAATCTTATAATTTTCTATTTAAAGACTTCGTTTTTAGGTAAACGAAAAGTCAGATTCAGAAAGGTAAATAGGTTCAAAACCACTTTTCAGTTTACCTTCAAATCTGACTTTTCGTTTACCTGCATTATCCGTTCTTATGTCTATCCAGATACTCGATGACGGCCTGAAGGGCGATGTCCTTGATAGGCGTACCCGTCTCCATCTTCATCTGCAATATCTGCATGTAGTAGTCCATCGGCACATAGATGGTGATACCGTTCTGCGTCTTCTTGCCAGCCTTTCTCATAGGTGCAGGGTCGGGAGCAGAAATAGGAGCGGCTGATGCAGGAGGAACCGGAGACTGCGAAGGTGCTTCAGCCTGGGGTGCAGGTTCCGGCTCTGCGGTACCCTGCCCGTTCTGCTGTTTCTCCAATGCCTCGGCAGCGCGCTTCTGGCGAGCTTCCTCATTTGCCTCATAAATCTTTTCTATACCTTTGATGGCTGGCGAATCTTCCAAACCTTCAAACTTATGTATGCTACTTTTTGCTTGTCTTGCCATAATCGTAAATCACTAAAAATTAAACATCATTATTCCGGCATACTAGCCAAAATTTCCTTCGTAAAATTCTCGTAGTCCTGCCCTACTCTGCTGTAAGGCGAATAAGAGAATATATCCTGATTGATAGCCTGCGCCTCTACCATCTTCGTATCTCGACGGGTGTACGAATCGAACATGTAATCATCAAACTTATTGCCCAGATACTCCTTAAACTGCTTAGTGGCTCTCGTCTGATCATTACTCATCACCATAAACAAGCCTCGAATATCAATATCAGGATTCAAGTCTTCACGGGTTTCCTGCACCGCATTCAGAATTTCGGCAATACCTTTCGTTGCCAGCATTTCGAGCTGGATAGGTATTACCACACCCGTTGCCACCGACAGGGCGTTATGCGTAAGCAGAGATAGCGCTGGTGGGCAGTCTATCAGAACATAATCGAAAGCCTCCAGGATAGATGAAACTCCTTCTGTAGCCAATTCGTCGCCTCGTACTTCCGTCAGCGGCTTGCCGAATAACTTATACAAAGCCTTGCGTGGTACCGGCATCTGATTAAGGAAAGGTTCGATATTGATAAGCCGGTAAGATGCTGGAGCAAGATAGATGCCCTCTCTTACCTGATAGACGGGCAAGGGAGACTGCTGTATCATCGCATCGTATACAGTAGGCTTTCCGATATTCTCTGCCTCACTCCATCCGAAGAGGAAGGAGAGACTTGACTGAGGGTCCAAATCAATAAGCAAGATACGAGGTTTGCGCTCCTTGCCATCTTCACCCCTACCAAAGTAACCTTTACCATAACGGCGAAGACCAGTTGCCAAACTCTGTACGGTTGTTGTCTTACCAACTCCTCCCTTGTGATTTACGAAGGCGAGGATTTCTTTTAATCTTGTTTCTGCCATAATCTTAAAAGTATTAATTCGTTTATATATATATTTATTAATATATTCATTTCTTTGTTGAAAGAAAGAAAGCTATGTTTCTTTCTTTCAACAAAACCACTAACGCATCCACACATAAATGCACGTTTGTGCTTTTATGCTTTTGTGTTTTAATGCTGCAAAGTTAAGGTTTTAATTTTAAACCACCAAATGTTTTTAATATTTTTAATGCTTTTATGTATGGATTGATGTATTGAAACAAAGATACTAATAAATCAATCAAGAAATAAACCAATGAATGAACAAAGAAACTAATGAAGAAAGAAATAAATCAATAAATACACAAACACATAAATACATAAACGCACAAACGTGCGTTTATGTGTGCTTTTATGCTTTTGTGTATTTATGTTTTTATGTATTTATGCTTTCATTGCCTTGTCGTAATCAAAGATGTAGAGGTCGGTCATCGCCTTGCCGTTGGCAGCCAGTTCGGCACGCGTGATAGGGTAGGCGAGTTGTCAGGCAGGCAGACTGGCTCACGCTCACGTCATCATTTTCTGGCGAAGTAAACCGCAGTTTCACAGTAGCCTTGTCAGCCACCTGCCGGCTGCCTCCGTTCTCCGCTGTCTCGTCCACATACTCGGTACATGAAGTGTTCATCATCATGCACGCTGACATCATCAAAAAGGTGGTGGCAAACAAAAACTTTTTCGTTCTCATAAGCCAAAAATTTTAAGTTGTTATAGATATATCTTAAAGCTCTATTTTCTTTTGCATCGGCGAAACTCAGTGATATTCCGCCGATGCAATAACGTAAGGAAACCTACTCCATCAGGTTCGGGTACATATCGTATTTGCTGGCGGCTTCCTGCTGCCACTCGTCAGACTTACTTTTATATGCTTCCTCCTGATACTCTTTATCCAGGAACTCGTTCCACTGCTTTTTAAATTCATCCTGCACGAATCTCCTTATCGTTCCGAGATACTTCTTTTCTTTATCATAGATGATACGGTTTTCCTTTTTGCGGTCGTCAGCATTCGGGGAAGTTGATTTCCTGAAGAAAACTCCAAATTCAACCTTAGAATGAAACAGCTTGCGGTATTCTATCAGGAAAGGAACTAGGCGGTCTCTCAGCTTTTCTAATATATCCTCTTCCTCATTCTCTAAACCACTAGCCGAAGAATGTAGAATCTCATTTAAAGACATTACTACCACATTCTTGTCTGTTTCTACCGTCAGTTCACAATACCAGCATTTATCTTCAGAATCTCCGTCATTATAAAAGCAGTGGTTTATGAATACCTTTAAGGAACCAGTCATATTCGATTTATCTATATGAACATCATAATTTTCTAGATCAGAAATAAGTGATGAAATATATCGAGTATATCCAAAGACATGACATAGATTTTCAAAGGGTATCGTTTCGCCACGATGGGTGATGACTGGGTTATCATCAAAGTCGTCCTTTGCACCTGCAGGAATGTGCCAATAGTCATCAGTGCCGATATAATACGGATGATCTAATCTATCTGGAATATCTTTATCTTTCTTCCATGCCAAACCAACACGCTCACTCAATATGCCATACTCATCAAGAAAAATGGCATGATCATTATAAGGGATGGCTACTATTTCTTCATTATCTTTCATATTTTTAGTATTAAAATTGTTCTTTATATATATCTAAGTAACGCAAAGGGTGCAAAGATATTGCGCCCCTTGCAATATTTTTCTATTTGAATGCTCCAGCCAGAAGTGGCAGGAAGAACACTGCCACGCCAATGGTAGAGAAGAGCAGCACGGCTACACCTACGAAGGCGAGGGCTGCAAGAGAATATGTAATTGCTTTTTTCATAATGTCTATAATCTTTAAAGTATTAATATTAATGTTTATAATTTTGTCGCAGCATCGATGAAGTTTCACCGATGCTATAACGAAGGGCTTTCCTGAGCCTTTAAGGTCGCAGCCTCGATAGCGCGTACAATATCCGTGATATATCGGCTGCCTCCGTGCTTTCTTATCCAGTCGTGAACGTCATCAGGCACCACATACTTATGCACGTTGCCCTCTGCTGCAGGGCGACCTTTCTTATTTGATGTTTTATTAATCTCCATATCTTTTCCGCTTATCCGCGATGCGGTAGGACTTTAAAAACTTAAAATTCTATAATTTTTCGGGTAAATTGATACACCGTATCGTTTTATTTCTTAAATTTGCACCATCTTCGGAAGATTTCAATCGTACCTTTATGGATATTGATTTAATCGAACCTTTATGGAATAGAAAGAAACATAAAACTTCCGTTGACGGTCAGACTCTTCAAGGTCTGTGGATTCAAACGCTCTTAATGAGCAAATTTCTACTATAGTAGATTCGAGCCGGAAGGCTCGCAGTGCCCCGGCTTAGGTCGGGGCTTTTTTATTTACAAAACCGCTTAAACTCCTCTTCACCTATCTCTTCAAAGCAAACGAACTCGTTACCGCGTAAAGGGGCTGTTCTTTTTATATAGGCATGGTCTCCATATTCGTTAATAGCTAAAAAAAATTCTATTTGTCCGTGTTCTTTACTCTCTGGAATACTCTCTGGAGCTTTATAGACTTGGCATTTGTTGATTATGTTGTGAGTTATATCAATAAGCTCCGTATGGTCGCCGTATTCGAGATTATACGTCTTTCTTGCAAAGCTACCCCGATAGAGATCGCTTTTCATTTTTTGTATAATTATGTCACCATCTTCACACCTTATTTTCATAGGCTTGCCATCTGCATGGAAATGGTAAAATGTTTCTTTCGTAGAATAACGTTTATCTGCTTTCGGATCTGAAAGAGGCTTACCCCTTTCAGGCATAATACAATACCCACCTCTCCGCAGAGTTGCGCCATCTATTGTTTCTTGAATATCGCTCTCGTTTGCCAAGAAATACCTATAGTTGTATGCAAAGACGCAATTATAAATGCTTTGCTGTAGCTTTGATAAATCTACCATAAAATTCCGCTTAACCGTAATGCGGTAGGGCTAAAAACACTATTACTTAAAATCTACACCTTTGAGCGGATCATTATCGCCGCTGTTCTCAATCTCGATGCCTTCCTGCTTTTCTAGAAGGAGCTTTCTTGTAGCCTCCAGCATCATAATGGTGTGGATGGTGGCCTGTCTTGCGTGATAATCTGAGCCGGCATCATCCACATACTGCTTATTCATGCGGACCAACGTATTCAGGAAGTCAGCGCACTCTTCGCGGCTCGGATTGTTCACGTGAACCTCGCAGGTAACAGCCTTCAAAAAGTACTCCATACCTTTCTTCAATAAGGTTCTGATTCTGCCCGTATCAGGGTGCTGACCTATCATCTGATGAATCTTGATTCTCAAGCTGCAACCACGGCGAGGAAGACCGATGCGGTAATCATCGCCAACCTCCTCCTTCTCCTCGTCGATGTAATCTACCTTTGCGATAAAACCGCAATCCTTATCAGTGCAGACGAGGAAATCACACTCACCACGCTTGTGATTTCGCAGCGTGTCTATAATAAACAGGGGAATTTCTCTTTTTGCCATATCTCAAAATGTTTTATGATTCTTTGTAAAGCTGGCAATACAGCTCCGATCTCATGCGCTTGATATAGAAGACCACTTCGCCCGGTGCAGGCTGATAGTCTGACTTTACAAACATCGCATTTTCGCCGTCTGTTGCTACATACTTCTCCATCCCGTAAGTGTTCTTAGGGATGCTACCCTCATAGTAGCTTTTGGCTACTGAGGATAGCTGCAAGGGTGATAATATCATTTTTTCCATATTCTTTCCGCTTAACCGTGATGCGGTAGGGCAAAAGGGTTCTACAAATCTTTCGTTGCTTCGATAGCTTTATTGATAGCGTCCACTTTCTTCTGCTCTATCTCGCCTAACTTCTCGATAATTGCAACAGCATTGTTTAAGAAACGTAAAGCGTGTTTGTTACTACATGGGTAGAATCTAAACGCTCTGTCAACCTCATTACTGAAGATGTCTGAAATGTCATTATCGTTAGAGTTTACCTGTCTATACTCAATACCATAGCCATCCTCTTTTTCTGGTGTGCGAACAAATAAATAACCTTTTACACAAAAGATTCGCATATCGTTCGCAACAATACCATTATCGCTACCATCTAATTCGAGTTCTTCCATCTTAGTGCTAATAGCATTCTCTACATAATCGCACTTTTCTCTCAAAGACTTAGTTAACTTAACGTAGTCCTGTCTTGCTAAAATCTTATTCAAATCTGTTGTCATAATCCTTTGCTCATGCCCTTGAGACTTATATGGCTATCTGGCTCAGCCGGTTATTATTTAATGTATTATTCTCTTAATCTATATTAGTACCAGGAAGACCGAACCATTCTGGATAACTCTTTTCTATCGGATCTCCCTCGCCCCAATTATTCAACATATTAATATCTTTGTCGCAGTAAATATCCCAACCTTTTTCGCGAAGGTAAGTTTTTACATGCTTCTTAGATGTTGCTGTAATGTGCATATACGCACGGCTCGCGTGATTATATACAGAGTAAGTTCTAATTCTTGCCATAATCTATAAACCTTTAAACGTTAGAAAATAAGTGAAAAGTGATTTTTCACATCATACTCAAATTTATCCTTGCTCACGGGATCAATATCTGCAACGTCGTCGCACCAGCCTTCCCAAGCCTCGAATGCTTCATCCTTATCATCGAAACCATCAAAACTGAATGATGTAACACTCTTAGATGTGAACACCTCAATATTAGAAGGATAGAACTTAATACGATGAATACGGGTAAGACCCTTTTTGTTGACGATATAGTCTTTGAGTGCCTCGGCATCTTCGCCGTAGTTAGGAAGATCCCATGATAGATAAGCCTGGTAGAGTGCCTCATTTTCCTCATCATTACAATCGCCGAGACGCTTCACAATACATCTGCCGTAATAGTCGTCGTGATCAATACTACCTGTCTCTGCCTCTATCTCGTCACGACCTTCCAGAAGAACATTGCCGCCACAATCAAGGAGTTGCCACTGCTCGTCAGGGAGCGGATTGCCGTCGATGTCGGTATCATTGATAATATCATCCTCACGGAATACATCTGAAAGTTTTTCTACGTCAGGAACGTAAGTAACCTTTCTACCGTTGAGGTTTCTGATATTGAAAGCTACGATAATCTCATTTACATCCATATTTCTCGCTCATGCCCTTGAGACTTATTTGGCTATCTGGCACAGCCTGTTATTATTATTGTTTTTATTATCTTCTTGTTTTATCTGATGCAAAGGTACGAAGAATTTCTGAAACTACCAAATAAAATGCACTTTAATTGCGTATTTAAGTGCATTTTTAACGTTTCGTTACGTTTTTAGCACCTCATACCTTATTTATCAGTCATTTGTTCGCCGTGAAGTGTCGATCCTCACATCTTTAAATAGATGTTGCCAGCCGTGGCAGCGAGGGTAAAAATTGCCGCTGCTATCCATCACGGACCGCAGACAGCCCCTTGTAAAACTATAAAACAAATGCGAACGCCTTCGCACATAAACATTTAATTTTTAAAGTTATTTAAAAAGAATAATTGCACCTCGCCGTGGTGCTGCTCCACGCTGCCGGTCTGCCGGACGGGGTAGGGGAAGGCACTCAGGCTTCCCCTGTTATGGGATTGATAACCTCGATATATCTCATTCTATGCCGCAGCGCCTTGCGGACGGCGCTTGATATAGTCTGCCTTAAATTCTTCCTCCGTCATACCTTCAAATCTAAGCATGCTCTCCCAGTTGCCTTCACGGATATGTTCTGCCTTATACTCTTCAAAGGTATGAGGAACGAAATCGTCAGCAACCCAGAATGCCTCGTGTTGCAGTTCGATGCCATCACCTATCCACTGCCCTGACAAGGCTTCATTCTCTTCATCTGGAGTTCGCTCGCTCTCTTCCATAAGCTCGTCGAAATGCTCGATGGCATACTTGATCATTGTGCGGATGTCCTTTGCCCAGGAACTCGTATCATCAGTGCTGATATGGCATTCCTGCTGCACCTTTTTCACAAGCTCGTCGATACCCTTGCGGCTCTTGATGTATGCGTTGTGGTAGAAATCGAAAGGGATGACGTGATCCAGTTTCCATCCCTTCTCCTCGTTAACAGATGGTCGGCCGTATGCCTTGCGGCTCTCTTCTGTCACCTGCACTTCGTTCTCTACATTCTCTATAACGTTCATACCGTTCTCTTTATTATTCTTTGCTTCCATAATTTCTAATTTTTAAATGTTGTTATAAAATGATTACTTCTTCTTGTAAGGCTTGATAATGAAGCCTTGATATTTCTCGCTATAGGTGATATAATTACCATATCCCCAAGGTTTTTTATTTGTCGTATTAACCATGATTTTTAATTTTTCGCTGTTACTATAATATGTGATTGTGATATTATTTATCGAAAGTATCACTTTTAATATATATGGTCTCTGAACCACGCTTGCACTCCCTTACAGCAGAAGCATGAAAACAAGCTCTACCGATACCAGACAGCCAGCGATCTCTACCTAACTTTTTAAGAGCTTCCTCCTCGCTGATTCTCTGATCATCTTCAGTATAATACTTATAATTAGCTTTTTCTATCTGGTTGAAATCCTCTTCGAGATAGCCGATTTTCTTTAAAAACTCCTTATCTTTCTTTGTTAACTTTCTCATAATTTCTAATTTTTTACACGTTCTATAATATTCGTATAATACCATACTACTGCCTGCGCCATCGCATCTTTCAATGCTTCCAGATACTTGTCGATAGCCACTGGTGTATCGGTATAGATATGCTTATCTGGATATTTGCCGCCCTGGTCGCCACTGCCCAGATGGATGATACAGAAGGAGCGGTCCTTGTCGTGGGTAGCTACCATACCACGGCGCTTGCAAAGCGCCACCACCTTGTCGAAATATTGTGGCTCGAAAGTCACTACCTGGAGTACACTCCAGGGATATTCCTGGGCAGTCAGCAGGATTTTACCCTGCTGCTGCGAAATAGCGAAATTATATATAACTGATGATTTCTTCATTTTCTATCTGTTCTATAATGAGTGATTATTTATGATGCCTTCTTGACGTATGCTTCTGCCACCGTCTTTCTCCCTACCATGCAGCCCTGCTTATATAGGCGATTTCCGGCTGCATCACAATGGCAGAGACATAATCTGCCAAAACTCTTATAATAAATACGGTACCCGTACTCAAAATCAGGTGTTCTGATAGCCTCTGGTGGCAGCAGCTCAATATCTCCCGGCTGGAAGGTGTAATTCTGTACCTTCTTAAATCCTGCCGGTGCTGGATTTTTAGCTTTCCAGGCTTCACGGCGCGCCTCGTAGGCAGCATGTTTGCGGTCTGTCTCTTCCCGTCTTTTCTTTCTTTCTGCCTCCCGTTCCTCTTCATGTTTCTTCTCTTCAGCTATCTTAGCCGCTTCTGCTGCCAGGATCTCTGTTTTCTTCTTGCCCGTGATATTCTCGGCAATCTGCCAAAATCTGCCTTCAGGGAAGCACTGAATGACCAGCGCCAAACCTACATAAACCACGCCCCAAAGACCTTCCAGTTTGAAGACGTTGGCACTGCCTGTAAACAGATTAACGTCTATCTTATCCACTTCTGCCTGGTATCTTTCCTGTGCCTTCTGGAGTGCCTCCTGGCTTGATACTCGCACCATCTTGCACATATAGAAGCTGCTGCTGTCTTCTTTAATCTGCCACTCATTATCCATCAATTTGATGTAATGGAAAAGATTCTCCTTCTTCTCGTGGTCGATGGCGGTCCATCTGATACCCAAAGACTGATTTTTGTTTTTCGTGAGATTCACGTAAAAACCTACACAGCGGGTACTCGGATCATCAAAGATACCGTGGACGGTGATTTGAGTCTGATACTTGCAGATAGGGAAGCCCTTTGCCAGTTTCTCCAGAGTCTCGAAGCTGCATCCCTTCTCCACTGCCTGAAGCAAGGCTGCCGGAACTTTCTTCGTACTCAGATTCTTAATATGTTTCTTGTCGTATGATGATGACTTCTTGAATAAGTCTGTAACTTTGTTTGCCATAATTTCTAATATTTTGAATGTTCTATAATAGGGTGATTTCTGATTTTTCAGGTGGGCAATAATAGGGCAGCGCTTAGGCTGCCTTATTATTGCCAGGGTATGTGATAAAATCCGTAACGCTTACCTGTTCGTTTACATAATCGGAAGTCCAGAGATCCAGTCTGTCGCCGTCGGCTTCACTGAAGCCGCATTCTGCCAGCATGATATAATATAACATATAGGCCAAATACTCCTCCTGGTGATCACTTTTGTGATTGAATAAAGCCGTGCGATTCCAGTCTTTTATGTGATTGCTCAGGAAGGACCAGAAGCCATCGCATGACGTATGATTTGAAATGATCCAGACAGCTATCTTTTCACGGTAATTTTTCACCTTTGCCATAATAGCATCTTTAGCCTTGCTGGTTAGCCCGATTTTTGCCTGGATAGAGTCTGTACTATAATTATAAAAAAGCGGATGCTGAACGCCTACAAAGGATAATTTTATATCCTTGCAGATATTCTCCTGAAGCCAGCGTTCCCACTGCTGGGTGTAAGCCTCGCAAACTGCCTTCTGATAACCTTCATTATCAAAGATAAAATCTTTGTCCTCCTTCACATCGTTGTAAAGCTCATATTCTATGATTTCTGCCTCCGGGCTCCATCTTGACTCATAGAATCCCTGGAAGCTTACCAGGTCGATGTTTGATACATCTAATTTCTTTTTCTTTTCCATAACCTTAAAATTTTAAATGTTCTATAATATGTTATTTTCTTTATTCCCAAGGAATCCTACTTTTGAGGATTCCCTGATTTTACGCGTACACTATAATAAGGCGAAATAAACGGGTATCTTATCTCATTGATACAATATGTCGCCGATGGCGTACTCTGTGCCAGGGTATCCTGGCAAATCACCTTTCCGTTCATTCCGTGTACCATCATGTTAAGGGCACACATTTTGCATACCAGCGGATCCGAATCCTGGGCTATATACTGGTAACGGCGACCGGCGGAATGATCCAGTTTGCTAACCTCCATATAATGAGCCAGGAGCAGGCGACCGCTTCCGGCTGCACAGTCATTCACCCTGGAGCCTTCTATTTTCGCGCTGGGAGCCTCAATTTTGCCCGGTGCTATAATTGTACTCATAAGGTCTGATACGCTTGCAGGCGTAAAAAATTGCCCCGTCTTGGATGCCTTGCCAGCGGTTAAATACATATCCTCATACAGCATGCCGAACACGTCGAGCCACTGGCCGCGGTCCATCGCCTGGCTAACATCATTAAGCCAGACCATCGCCAGGGTAGCCAGTTTTGGCTTCGCCTGAAGGCGCTGCTGCTGCCATTTCAAATAACCTTTTGAATCACCCAGGAACGCCTCCACGCTGAATAAATCCAGAAGGTAATCGCAGAAATCATTCAGTGCCATCTCGTGTGGTCGCCCGTCTTCCTTTGCCTGATCGCTCAAAATATCTACATATAATTTCGTATTAATCATAAATCCTCAAAAATTTAAACGTTCTATAATAAGTAATATTTCACACGTTCTATAAACAGGTGCCCTGGATAGTGCCCAGGGTTAGTTGCTAACATATCCAGATGTGGCTAAAAAGTGGGTACTTCTTCAGGTCGTGCTCACGTGCCCAGATTCTAATTGTACCGTCTGTTTTTACCAGCTCATGAACTGAAGCCTCGATTTTTCGTACCTGGTCCACGTACTTTGCGTAATGTTTAATGCTATCTTTATATTTAATAATATCCTGGCTTTTATCTAGAATATACCCGTCGATTACCACGATGGCTTCTGCTGCATTCATACGATCGCCAGTAAACCATTTCCACTCCTTGCCCTTCTGAGAGTTCCAGGAACCATAAAACGTGATGCCCGGCGCGTATTCTCCGTATGAATTAATAGCACTTAATTCCAAACAACCATCATAAAAGCTACAATAAAAGCCTGTAGCCTCCTTTGCAGCAGCCAGGAAGCGCTTATTTATCACCTTGCCGTCGAAGATACGACACACGGCTTTTAATGCCTTCATGGCTATTATTTCTTTGTTGGAGCGGTCCACGAGTTTATCGACGTGTTCGCGGTACTTCTCTACCTCCTCATTCTTTTTGCGACGAAGACAAGCTTTTACGGCGTTCTGGTACTCTTTTTCCGTGCCTATCATGTAGTTTATAGGCTTGTCACGATCAATCATACCACGGCGCATGTAATACTCATTCTTCAGGATTCCGTACTCCTTCGCATTTTCCACGCTACTGAAGCGTCCGGGCTTTTTAGTTGAGATAGAATCGCCGGTCCATAGGAAAACGTCTCCAGGGGCATCAATTAAATCACACAAGCGATCCGCGATTTTGCTGATATTCTCATTTTCCAAATTATTTAAATCTATCTTTGTTTTCATAATTCCTCAAAATTTAAAATGTTCTATAATATAGTGATATTTTACGTGTTCTATAATGAAGACTTAAAACCTTCCTTCTTAAAATCTGGAATGAACTCTTCACGAATGGATGCCCATACTCGAATGTTACGTCTTTTATAGGCGTAATCAAATTCTATCTCCGTGCGCGCCTTAAATACAAGGCCTACCTGTTCCACTCCTTTATCGGTGTCTCTATACACACCTTCAGCGGTTTTGATGCCGTTTTTAGTTAAATCTATACACCAGTTACGGCTCAGAATCTCGCTGAATGCCCGGCACGCCTCCTTCAGGTTTTCTGCCTGGATCTCGCTGTGCTGATTTCTAATATAGATGCAAAAATCCGCACTTTTTTCGTTGCCCTCCTTGTCGTATAATACAGAAGGAGTCACCGTGTAATTAAAATGAAAAGTCTTCATAACTCTAATATTTTAAAGATTCTATAATATGTTTATTAATTCCCTGGTGATATTTTGCAGCCGCTATAATAGCGGCTTTTATCACTTTATTAGAAGGTGCCGGCGGGAATGATCCGCCGTGCTAGCCTGGCTACCTTTGCACCCTGATACAATTTAAGATACTCGCTTATAAACGGCTGATCCATTATTAAAACGGCCTATCTCTATAATCTGATCAGTTAACGGTGCGACGGCTTTTTCAATATTCTCTATAATAGAAGAATATAAAAATAAAAGCCGCTTTTTCAGGTTTTTAGACTGCATAACCGCAAAACCGCGTACCTGGCCCGTGCTTCGATACTGGCACGCCTGATCCGTGTCCCATAGACCTTGTTCCAGAATATCGGCAAAAACTATATCGTGTACGTCGTCGTACTCGCTGCCATCTAGGTAAATTCTGCCATCTAGATAAGCCCCCTCGTAATAACCAGGTCGCAAAAATACATCTAAAGAAAACTCAAAAGGAACGCCGCAAAACTCGATTTCATGGAAAACACTTGCAATCTGGTATGGTTCCCCGTTTTCCAGATAGCCTCCATCAAGATCAATAATCGCTCCGGCGATATTATCACGCCGAAAATCGAACTCGATTTCGTCGTCAACCATAACAGAATAATATCTGCTAAAAATTGTATGCCCAAAATTACACGTTGCCATAACTCTAATATTTTAAAGATTCTATAATATGTTTACTAATTCCTAGTGATATTTTGCAGCCACTATAAAAGCGGCTTTTATCACCTTATTAGAAGGTGCCGGCGGGAATGATCCACCATGAAGGCCTTAAACCTTTGCACCTTGATATATTTAAAGTTTGAAAAAGAATATCTTTATAAAGATACTGATAATATCATACACACGGCCGCGGCAAGTAAATTAATGCCTATAAACTGCAGCCCGTTAACTGTCACCCCTTCACCGTCGCCGGCAAAGTAAGTTTTAGGCAAAAAAAGCCATCTCCAGGCGGTTTTTACAGCCGCAAAGATACATTTATTCAGGCGTGCAAAAAGAATGGCACACACGGCAAATAAAACGCTTACTAGCGCCGCCGTACTGGTACGGCGTGAAATATTGATGCTATTATTCATAACTCTAATGTTTTAAAGATTCTATAATATGGTTATTTTGTGGGTACCCTGGAAGAATCCTGAGCACCGGGGATTTTACGCACATCTCATGAAGTTATCGAGATAGTGGCGCGTTCCTTTAATAGTGATATATGGACGCGGCCAACTGTCTTCTTTTTTAGGGCACGTGTATTTTATCTTTTGCCAGCGCGCGCAAAGTTCCTCCGTATTGTTATAACATACCTTATATAATGCACGTTCCCCGTTCTCGTCGATCACAAGGGACCAACCTCCATAACCTTCTTGCTCGAAACATTCACCGTATTTTGCTAATTCTTCGTATTGCTGTTTTATCGTCTTTTTTGCCATAACTCAAAATTTTTAAATGTTCTATAATAGGGGGTGCCGGCGGGAATGATCCGCCGTTTGGGCCTGATTACCTTTGCACCCTATAATCTTTAAAATATATTATAGTGCCGCCATCATAGCGACGGCCGTATTAACCATTTTAGCCTGGTTCATGTTAGTGATCTCTGGAGTGTGTTCTGAAACAAATTTCTTTTGTTCAGTACTCAGTGCCGCAAAATTAGCCGCGAACGCCGCACAAAATGCCTCCGCTTTCTCGTGTTCATTCTTCGCGACAGCCTGGATCTCCAGGCGCAAAGGTGCGCGCAAATTTTTAGGGAATTTTTCAACGGCGTGTAACAATGCCGTCTCATACTCAAAAGATTCCCAAGTACGGTTAAGGTATGATAAACGGGAATGTTCGTTCTCTTTGCCGCCGCCTACAGTATAAACATGATGGCAAAATCCATTTTTCGTGTAGGTGGTATTACAGTAAAAATAAATCTTTTCGCCGTTAACTGTAAACTCAAAAGTTTTTCTATTATATATTTTTGTTGCCATGATTTTCTAAAATTTAAAATGTTAGTACTTTATTTGTTTAACTCGCTTTTTGCCTCCTGATAATTATCTTTAATGATCAGGCCAAAAGCAAAATACATTAAAGCGCTGATAACAAGGAGTAAAAGAAGGGAATCGACACACGCCCCCGTTTTGACAACATCATTAAATATCAGGTTATAAGCGCAAAATAAAGCGCCTAAAACAAATGGCAGTGGAATAATTAATAAAATAAAACTCATTATATCCATATTTGATACTACTTTAAAAAATTCCTTCATGATTCTAAATTTTAAAATGTTCTTATAATAGGGACCGCCGGAACGGTCCCGTTTATTACTTACTACCTGGATATTACAATCTGATTTCCTCCAAATTTGCAAGATCAAAAATTGCAATTTGTTCATTTGCGCGGCCGGCCTCGATAGCTTCAGCGCGATCCTCGAAAATCACTGTAGCATCATAATAATACAATCCAGATTCGGAATCATACCAGCCGCCGAACGCCAAAGCGCGGCCGTTCATCTCGCTTGATGCCTGGAGTTCCTCGATAACATTTGCTACCTTTGCCAGACCTTCAGCGCCGAAGCTGTTTTGTGTACGCTTTAAAGCGACTGCATAACCTGTAGTAACCGGCTGCAAATTTGCAGCGTTAACAGTAAAACCTTCAGGGTTGATTGCTGCGATTGCAGCGACTGTTGAGATAACTAAATTCTTTTTCATGACTTTTTAATTTTAATTGTTTGTACTATGTTTTGTTTTACGTTTGCAAAGGTAATAATATAATTTGTTTCCGCCAAATATTTTGCGAGAAAAAACACAAAATAAGGTGTTATTTAACGTTCATTTATAATTATATATTGTGTTTTTACAGATTTTAATAATTATATAGTGTTTTATCACTAACATTATATAGTTATTGATTTTTATAGCCATTATATTATATACCTTATTATATATAGAAAAAATAATCGGTGCGCCTCCTGGTGACTGGTGGCTGGTTCCGGTGGCTGGATGGTATCAGGTGCAATCGGTGCGCCTCCTGGTGGCTGGTGGCTGGTTCCGGTGGCTGGATGGTATCAGGTGCAATCGGTGCGCCTCCTGGTGGCTGGTGG